ATGAAACAAATCCGCAACATCGCCATTATCGCCCACGTCGACCACGGCAAAACCACATTAGTTGACCAACTGCTGCGCCAATCCGGCACATTCCGCGCCAACCAGCAGGTTGACGAGCGCGTGATGGACAGCAACGACCTCGAAAAAGAACGCGGCATCACCATCCTCGCCAAAAACACCGCCATCGATTACGAAGGCTACCACATCAATATCGTCGACACGCCGGGACACGCCGACTTCGGCGGCGAAGTGGAGCGCGTTTTGGGGATGGTGGACTGCGTCGTCCTGCTGGTGGACGCGCAGGAAGGCCCGATGCCGCAAACCCGTTTCGTGACCAAAAAAGCCTTGGCTTTGGGGCTGAAACCGATTGTCGTCATCAATAAAATCGACAAGCCGTCCGCCCGCCCGAGCTGGGTTATCGACCAAACTTTCGAGTTGTTCGATAACTTGGGTGCGACCGACGAGCAGTTGGATTTCCCGATTGTTTACGCTTCAGGGTTGAGCGGCTTTGCCAAGCTGGAAGAAACCGACGAGAGCAGCGATATGCGCCCGCTGTTCGACACCATCCTAAAATACACGCCTGCACCGAGCGGCAGCGCGGACGAGCCGCTGCAACTGCAAATTTCCCAACTCGACTACGACAACTACACCGGCCGCCTCGGTATCGGCCGCATCCTGAACGGACGCATCAAACCCGGCCAAACCGTTGCCGTCATGAACCACGAGCAGCAAATCGCCCAAGGCCGCATCAACCAGCTTTTGGGTTTCAAAGGCTTGGAACGCGTACCGCTTGAAGAAGCCGAAGCCGGCGACATCGTGATTATTTCCGGTATCGAAGACATCGGCATCGGCGTAACCATCACCGACAAAGACAATCCCAAAGGCCTGCCGATGTTGAGCGTGGACGAACCGACGCTGACGATGGACTTTATGGTCAACACCAGCCCATTGGCAGGTACAGAAGGCAAATTCGTAACCAGCCGCCAAATCCGCGACCGCCTGCAAAAAGAATTGCTGACCAACGTCGCCCTGCGCGTGGAAGATACCGCCGATGCCGACGTGTTCCGCGTATCCGGGCGCGGCGAGCTGCACCTGACCATTTTGCTGGAAAACATGCGCCGCGAAGGCTACGAACTTGCCGTCGGCAAACCGCGCGTCGTATACCGCGACATCGACGGTCAAAAATGCGAACCTTATGAAAACCTGACCGTGGACGTACCCGACGACAACCAAGGCGCGGTAATGGAAGAACTCGGCCGCCGCCGTGGCGAACTGACCAATATGGAAAGCGACGGCAACGGACGTACCCGCCTCGAATACCATATTCCCGCGCGCGGCTTAATCGGTTTCCAAGGCGAATTTATGACCCTGACGCGCGGTGTCGGGCTGATGAGCCACGTGTTCGACGACTATGCACCCGTGAAACCCGATATGCCCGGCCGCCACAACGGCGTGCTGGTGTCCCAAGAGCAGGGCGAGGCGGTTGCTTACGCCTTGTGGAACTTAGAAGACCGCGGCCGTATGTTCGTATCGCCCAACGACAAAATCTACGAAGGTATGATTATCGGCATCCACAGCCGCGACAACGATTTGGTGGTCAATCCGCTCAAAGGCAAAAAACTCACCAACATCCGCGCTAGCGGTACCGACGAAGCGGTGCGCCTGACTACGCCGATCAAACTGACGCTGGAAGGCGCGGTCGAGTTTATCGACGATGACGAGCTGGTAGAAATTACGCCGCAATCCATCCGCCTGCGTAAACGCTACCTGAGCGAATTGGAACGCCGCCGTCATTTTAAAAAGCTGGATTGATGTTTAAATGATGAGCTAATGCCGTCTGAAAGTGTTTCAGACGGCATTTTTTTATTCGGGCGGGCTTTGCATCGGTATCCGGTGTTTTTTGAACCATTTATGCGTCAGAGCAGTTGTATGGAGGCAGGCGTGTGTCAGCGGGGCATTTTAATATAGTGGATTAACAAAAATCAGGACAAGGCGGCGAAGCCGCAGACAGTACAAATAGTACGGAACCGATTCACTTGGTGCTTGAGCACCTTAGAGAATCGTTCTCTTTGAGCTAAGGCGAGGCAACGCCGTACCGGTTTTTGTTAATCCACTATATTTCTTGAAACAAAGGTCTGTGGCTCACAAGCCGGTTTGCCATTTCCTTCTCATTGTCTTCCCCATCGTCAAACTCAGCCGTACCGAAGACATCCGGACATTAGGTAATACTCCTTATTTCCCCGCTTCAATCCAAGGGATAAGAAAACCAAGGAGCGCAGCCGCCGTTGCGGGCGGAAAGAGAAGATGAGGGTTTGGCGCAGGGTACGCCACGGGATATGCGCGGACATTATCCTGAGGGTTTGGCGGAATCGGTCAGGGCTGTACGCGCTTACCGTGCGGAACATCCGGAATCGGCGGATGTGTTGGACAGGCTTAACCGTGCGGTTTACGGTTACCGCCGCAACAACGGTTGGAACGTGCCGCTGTTGAGCCGTGAGGGGGAGCGTTTGCAAGGTGGTCGGACGGCGTTGCCGGATGATGGCGCATCTGAGGCTGTTGTTGGCGGCGGCAGGGGTTTGACCTCTGATGCGGGGGCGGATGCAAATGCGGCTGCCTTGCAGGGTTTGCCCGAGTCCGCCGCCGTTGCGTCCGGCAATGCGCCAACCCATCGGCAAAACTTACAGGTTCGGGCACGCGCGGAAGGTGCCGCGCCCGGCCTTTCCGCGTCTGAAAACCTTGCCGAAACGGACGGCGGGAAACGTGCGCCTGTTGCGGGCAAACGCCCCGATACGGTGTTGCCGGTGCTGAATCCGCAGGTTGCGGAATCGGCAGTCAAGGTATCGCCTAAGAAACGGATGGCGGATGCGGCTGCGGATTTCACGCGCCGTTTGGCGGCGGACAGGCGTAAGCTGGAAAAGGCGGGTGTGCCTTTGGGGGATGGCGAATACCGTTTCGCGCATACGAACCGTAAGCATATTGATGCGCTTGCGGGTGTGCTGGACAGGCTGGGTAAAGGCGGGATGTTGGAGGAGTTTGACGATATGGCCGGTTCTTCCAATTCTGACGGCCTTGTCTTCGATGGCCGCCGTTATTTGAAGGGGCGGGAGGCGGAAACCTTGCAGGCGGGCGGTTTGTTGGAAGCCGTGCCGTCCAAGTCGGGTTGGGATTATCGTCTGACGCAGGAAGGAAGGGCGTTGGCCAAGGTGATGGCGCGGTCGCGCGATGCCACTGCCGACGGCAAACCGGCGGGCAAGGTGCAGTCTGCCCGGGCAAAAGACGCGCCTGTTGCAGGCAAGGCGGCTGTTGCAAAAAATGCAACAACTGAAAAGCCGTCTTCGGATAAGGTGCGAAATATCGAAGCGGGGAAATCCCACTTCGATGGCGGAAAGGGCAAGTCGGCCGCCGCACAAGGCGCGGCAAATGAAATGCCGTCTGAAAAGACGGGCAAAGCCAAGCCTGAAACGTTTGTGAAAACGGCTTTGGACAATCCGGAAGAGGCACGACGCAAGGCGCGTGTGTTGCAGGGAGAGCCTGTTTATACGGTGGGCAGGCTGTATGAATATACCGATTTCAAGAGCCTGAAGGAATGGGCGGTCGGAATCTTCAATAAAGCGGGAAACAAGGCTGTCAACGATGAAATCGGTACGGTGGATTTGACGGCAAAATCCGTGAAGGATTCGATGGCACACGGTATGAATCCCGCCAAAGCGGCAGCATTTGAGGCCGTGCCTTATGTGGTTGAAAAAGGTGTTGTGGTTGCTTCGGCAAAACACGGCGAGATGACGAGCTACTTCATCAGCGCGCCTGTCAGAATTGCAGGCAATGATGATGTTGTAACGGTTTTGGTGCATCACGACGTAAATAAAAAACGGATGTACCTGCACAGTGTGACGACAAAAGAAAATCTCCTGAATACCCAAGATTCCACCGCCGATACCCAAGTATCTCAGCCGCGTGGCAAGTTGTATTCAGGAGACATCGCCAGTGTACTGAAAAAACTCTTGGAATACAAGACGGAAACGGGTAAAGGCGTATCTGTCGGTAAAAAACAGCAGAAACGGCAGGCTGAATCTGAAGCAGGGAGTGTGCCGTCTGAAGCACAACCAAAGAGCGGCAAGGATTATTTCGGCTTATCGCTTTATGAATCAGGTCAGGATTATAAAGGAATAAGTGAGGCGCATTATCGGAAGTTTGTTTCAGAACTGTCTAAATTGGACGGATGGCGGGTCAATAACAGGAAGTATGGAAGGCTTGAGTTTCGTGTCGATGGCGAGGAGGTTGTTTTTTTACGGCGGCTGGAAAGCCTGTACAGTGAACATGCGGTTATAGGTTTTTCTGTTTACAACAGCAGACTGGTTGAAAAGAAATTTGATGAAATTGAATTTGTTTTCAACCCTTCCGAGCCTCCGAAAGAGACGGCAGAGAGGTTGAACCGTTTTATCCGTTCAATATATCCCGTGTCGGAAGCGTCGGTACAAGTTGAATCAAATCCTGAGTCTGAAGCCGATACGCACCGCACGCCGGAATCTGTTCGAGCCTTCTCCGTAACCCTGCCTAAGTTGCAACAGAAACGCGCCGTGGAACATTTGACGGCTGACGCGCTTTTGGACGGCGGCGCGAAGTATCCGCAATTGAACGGAAGGACAACGAAGGCGGGGCAGGTGGAGAAAACCTTGTCCGCAGGTTTTGTGCCGTATGAGGAAATACGGGAGCAGACGGCGCGTATGGGAAAAGAGCGGGACAAAATGTTCTTCAAGTTGCACCGCGAGGCATACGGCGAAGATTCATCTTTCGATTATGACAACAGCGACGATGCGGAGCTGAAGGCGCAAACGGATGAGGCGTTGCGGGAGAAGTATCCGCCTAAAACTGTTTACCTGATGAAGCACAAGCAGTCGGGTGATGCGCTGCCGATTACGAAAACGCAGTTCGATTATGCGGTGTATCTTGAGAATACGCCGTCTGAAGGGCTAAGGTTCAGCCTCAACGAATCGCCTGATTCCGCCTTTGCGCGGGCGGTGGATGATGTAACGGGTGGAAAAGTGCCGGCAGGCTTTATCAGTCTCGGCACTACGCCCGATGTATGGAAGCTGGTGGGCCTGCCTGATGGGAAAGTCCGTATTTCCGGCGGTGTGATCGATAAGGCGATGAACGGCAAACACTCTGTTACGGCGGAAGCGTTGAAGGATTTGCCGCGCCATTTGAACAGTCCGATTGCGGTATTCAAATCGTCTGCTTCTTCGAGTAATCCTGACGGCTATGTGGTATTGACGGAGCTTGTGGAGCGTGAGAAGGGCAAGGACAAGCCGATTATCGCCGCCTTGAATTTGGGCAGGGCGAAAAACGGTTTGGAACTGTTGGATATTTCGAGTGTGTACGGACGCAACAACGGTCAGCTTACCCGTGCGTTCAATCAGGATTTGTTGTATTTGGATAAGGCAAAAGGCCGGCATTTCCTGACTACCCGTCCGCTTCAATTGCATTGGGATATTACGTCAGATGCCGACCTTGTTGGGCGCAATATTAAAACCGATTCTGATTTGGCGCAATACTCATCCGCGAAAAAACAGGTTTCCGTTGACAAGGCGCAACGGATGGCGCAGCAACACGCCGAAAGCATCAAAAAACGCCTCGCCGAAAGTATAGGCAGACTGGCGGAACAGGTGGATGTCGCCGCCGTGTCGGAAACTGCACCGGACAAGGCGCAGATGCTGTTGTCGGAGCGTGTGGAGGGCTGGTTTGACGGCAGGACGGGCAAAATTACGCTGGTGGCGGAAAACCTTACGCCCGAACGTGCGGTATTGGCGGCGTGGCACGAGCTGGGGCACAGGGGCTTTGCGGCGGATGGTTTTGCCAAGTACCGTGAAGAATTGGAACGTGCGGACGGCAACAGCCTGATACGGCGCATTGCGGACGCGGTACAGGAAGAGCGCGAAGGTACGGGCGATGCGGCGGCTTCGGTGCGCTCCGTCGCGGTGGAAGAGGCGGTCGTGGAGCTTTATGCGGCGCAGCGTACCGGCGATTGGTCGGGCATTGAAAACCGTTACGGCGTGAAGGTCGGCAACGGTTTGAAACGCGGCATTGCGGGCGTGTTGGCGCGTATCGGCACCCTGTTGCGCCGTGTGCTGCAACGGCTGACGGGTAAGGCCGACGGTGCGATGTCGGACGCGGATGTGTTTGCGATGCTGGCGGATTTGCACGGGAATGCGGAAGGGGCGCGGGATGCGGTTTCAGACGGCGTTCTGTTCAGCATTTACTCCAACGATGCGGACAAGGTGGCGAGGGCTGCCGATATTTTGACAGGTTCGCCTGTTGCAGACATTGAAAGCGGGCTGATTAAGCGTGATGAAAACGGTAAAGTTATTGCCAATGCGCGTGAGTTTATCCGGAAATGGTTGGCTGAAAACCGTCCTGACGGCATATTCCGTCATCCTGAAGTCGGCGAAGTTATGTTGACAGTACGCGGGGTAAAGAACAGCTTGAGCCATTTTTCTGCTGATATTCATGTTGATGCGTTGCCTGCTGTCCCATATGTTTTGGAAAATTCAGCGGTGTTGGAATATTCCAAAGATAAAAATGGGGATAATGTTGAGAATGTTATTCTTGCCGCACCTGCCAATATCGGAGGAAAACGTCATTATGTGGTTGTCCGTTTGCGTAAAGACTTGAAATCGGGGCAAAAACCGCAGTTCTATGTGGTTGCCGCCCAATTGGAAACAGACGCGCAAAGAGAAACGGCCCTTGCCGTTGAGACCCGTTCATCCCGTGATGGGCATATAGCAGGAGGCAAGAACCGTTTACTGAATATTCTGCACTCTGCGCTTATCTCTGTCAATCAAATTAAATCTGCTGCCGGTAATACGGGTACGGTTGACGCGGGCATTGCCGATTTTGATACGGAGGAGGTGCGTTTTTCCCGTGCGGCGAACATCGGGGCTGCAATCAGTCATATAACGGGTAAAAAATCCGATTTGAGAAACGCGCTGAAAGACCGCTGGGATGCTTCCAAGGGGATTCAGCTTCAGTTTTTGGGCAGGCGGCAGATCGAGGACATTTACGGCGGCAGTTTGGACGGCCTGAAGGAATACGGGCGTTTGTCGGAACTCTTCGGCGCGGATGCGAACAAGGCGGTTACGGAGGCGGACAAGGTTGTCAGGGAATGGGGCAGGTTGAAGAAGGAGGATGCGAAAGTGCTTGCGGATCTGATGCACGATGCGACGCTGGCGAAGGTTGATGCCGACCCGCTGATGCGTGGGGATACGGAGAAGCGTTTGGACGGCATCCGGACGGCTTTGGATATTGCGGACGGGAAAATCGAGAAGGCGCGGGCGGTCATTGCTTCCGCCGATGCGCGTATCGCGCGTGCGGAGGCTGCTTACAATAAGGCGCAACGGGCGGCGGAATTACCTTCACGTTATAGCCGTATTGGCAGAAAAAGCTGCCGCCTGTATGGCAGGGCGGATACGAAATAAGAAAAACCCTTTGCTTTAACAAAGGGTTTTATAAAAACTGGCAGAGAGGAAGGGATTCATTCTTTATTTAATATATTGTTTATAAATATAAAAAACTGAATATTTCAAATTTGTACCATTAAATATACTGTATTAATTTTTTATTTGAATCCTAGTTTTAATAGGCATTCTTCGGTGTCCCATACGGCTGCTCCATAGGGCACTTGGAGTTTTTTTGGGAAGTGCCCGCGCTTCATCCATTCATAAACGGTTTTATTTGATACAGGGGTATCACGCCCGATTGCCATCCCGATGAGTTCGGCGGCTTTTTTAATGTCTATCCTTGCGCCCAGTTTGGTAATGTCCATTTTAATCCTCCGTTGGTTTGGAAATTGTTTGACGGCCGGGGGTTTGCGTCAGATCGGGTTTTGTCATTGCTTTGTCCTCCTGTTCCGTTTGATTTTGTCCTGTCTTTTTTTCCGCTTTTTTACGGCTTGGCGGATGTTCAGCCGGCCGCCCCTCCGAAAAGTGGCAGGCTGCAAGGGAAGTAGTGTTTTTGTCCGTATTTCTCTGTCTGTATCAGGTTGCACAGGCGGTCGCAAAAGCCGTCAAATTCGGTATGCGGCCAGCCTTCCAGTTCGTTGACCATTTTGCTGAACTTCAATTCCCCGGCAATCCGCTTTGCCACCGCATCACGGCATTCGTGTTCCAAGATGACAGGGTCTTCCTTTTCCTTTGGCGGCGCGGGTTCTTGCACGGTTTGCCACGTGTCCGTTTCAATCTGCCAAGTGTCGGCGGCAAGCAGGGTGTCTTTTTTGCAGTCGTACAGTTCGCGGATGCAGCCGCTGTCGGTTTTGTCTTTGTCGACCACCAGTAAAAGCACTTCGATCGGCGTGTCTTCAAACGCGTTTTGAATGCGGTTGAGTTCTGCCAGGCGGTTGCCGATGATTTCGCGGAATCGCTGTTCGCTTTTGCGGTAGGCGATGCCGGGGAACAGGATGAAGAATCCGAAGCGGCGGGCGTTTTGCAATCCTTTTAAAACGAAGATTTCATCGACTGCGCCCGATTTCTTCCACGGGTATTCCTGTGCGATGCGGCTTTTTTCGTCTTCGCTCAAATCCTTTAGCTTGATGGAAAACGGTGGGTTCATAATGGTGCAGTCTTGCGGTTCGCCGTCGGCATAAAGGAAAAGGCTTGTGTTGTATAATTTGGCGGCAGGGTAGTTTTGCAACAAGGCTTTGCAGGCTTCGGGCTGTATCTCTACGGCTTGAAATTCAGACGGCAAAATATACTGTTCAAGCTGCCCGCTTCCTGCCGCGCCGTCAAATACGCTCGGATGTTCGCCGCAGTATTGGTGAACTTTGGCGGCAACCAGCCGTCTCAAGCTGTCGCCTGTGATGTATTCGGCGTAGCCGTCGGCTTTTTTACGGTTGTTGTGTTCTTGAAATGTCATAGGTTTTCGTCCATTCTCTGGCTTGTTCGGGTGTGGCAAAGCGTTTTCGGATTCGGTGTGTGCGGTGCAGTTTTCCGTCTTCGCCGCGCTGAAAAACGCTTATTTCGCCGCGCCAGCAGTCGTGCCGTTTGTGTTTGATGCCGTGCTTGAAGCCTTTTGTGCTGGAATCGTGATATACGCAGGTTCGGATGTGTGTTGTCATGCCGCCGCTTCCCTGTGCATGAGGCTGATCAGGTTTGCCGTCCATTTGCGCCGGTCTTCGTACCACGTCGAATCATCTTTGTTGTAAACAAGCCGCCGCCGTTTTTCTTCTTCGGGACGGCATTTTCCAAAGACTGCGAACATGGCGACTCCTTACAGCGCGTTGATTTCCGCCGCCTGTTCTTCGGTCAGCGCGTATGCTTCCAATACTTCGGCAACTTCTTTCATACCGGTAGATACCGCTTCAACCAATGAGGCGAACTCTTCTTCGGTCGGTGTGGGCTTGAGTGTTTCTGCGGTTTCGGCTTCGATGGTATTTGCCGCGATTTGTTTAAACCGTTCGTGATTTTCGCTGCCAAGTTTCAGACGGCCTGTTGCGCCAATTTCTGAAAACCATTTTTTGTATTCTTCAATGCCTTTGTTTGCCGCTGCTTCGCCCTCGGCAAGCAGGCTATCTAACTCAGGGTCGGCTTTTACTTCTTTGGGTGTTTCAGGCGTTTCAGTCGTTTGGATGCGCTGTGCCTCGTCCTCGTCGTAGATGCCGCCGAAACCGAACGCCAAACGCGCGGCTTGAATCATTGCCTTGTGGCGGAGCATTCGGCGCGGGTGGCTGTTCCACGGCTGCGTATTGCGCCGGCACTCTTCCAGATACTCGGTTACGATTGTCGGATGGTTGCGGTCTTTGCGGTGGATTTTGCAGGTGCAGCTTTCCGCGTCGGCGGCAAACTCCATACCGTCAAATTGCGGATGGCTGTTGATGATTCTTGCCCAGCCGTCCACGCCGACAACGGGCGTAATGCCGTTGTTTTTATCGGGGAAGGCGTAAATCTCTTTGGTGAACGGGTTTAAGCCGTATTGCGTCGACACAATCATCAGGGCGTTAAATTGCGCGTCTGTCGCATTGCCTTTAAAGGCGGTTGCCTTGAGTGTTTGAACCAGCTCTTGTGGGTCGCCTTGAATATTGAACTGTTTCGCAAGGGCTACTGCTTGGTTTTGGGCGATACTCATTTTTAAATCCTTATCTGTATTGATTTATAAGCGTTTCGTAATAGGCTTGGCAGGCTGTTACGCGTTCTTTGATTAGTTCGATTTTTTCGTCATCGCGCATGACGGTTACTGTCGTTATGCGCTTTTCAATCGGGATGGCTTCCACAAGGTCGATAAATTTCTCACGGTCTTCCCACGGTTTAAGTAAATCTTCGGGCGTGGGCAACAGCCAAAAATCAATGTCTGCGCGGTCGCAATCAAAAAGCCACATATAGCCTTGCATTTGCCAGTCGTAACCGGCTTTGACGGCTTTCTTTTCGGCTTCTTCGCGGAAAAAAGGATGCGTGCCGATGTCCCAAGAACATTTAGTATCGACAATCAGGCGGTTGTCTGAATCGTAAACATCGCATTCGCCCGTCAGCCGGTCGTTGACGCGCCGTTCGGTGTTCTTCTGATACTCTCTGCCTCGAACCAGGCCGCTGTATTTGACGGCGGTCTCTTCCATCAGGTTGCCTTTTTCGGTAAAGGCGTTGCCCTCGAAAGCCTCGAAGCCGAACAATTCGCGCTTCGCCATTTCAATCAGTTTCGATTTGGCGGTTTCCGTGATGGTCCCGCCTTTGGGTTCGCCGATGATGTCGGCAATCGATGAACATCGGATTCTCATTCTTTCCCCTCCGGTACTTCCGCGTCGCCGTGCACCCATCGGTAATCGGCTTCTTCTTCCGCGCTAAGATGCCGCTCTTCCAGCCAAATCTCGGCGCTCAATTCCGCAACCTGCGCCTGCTTTTCCGCCAACGCCATACGCATTGCCGCAATATCGGCGGGCTTTTCCCTTACCTCGCCGCCGCCCCGGCTGAAGCCGAAGGCATAGCCCGCCGCCAACACCGCCAGCAATACCGCCAACTTAAACACAATATTCCCTGCCTTCATTTCCGTCTCCTTGATTTCAAAGGTTTCAAATTGCGTGCCGCGTCTGTAAAGGATGTGTACAAACCGCACGCTGTCGGGGTTATAAGCGGCTAAAATTTTGAAAAACCGCCGCCGCGCCCACTCTCCGACTGACGGCGCGGCCGTTATCGGGCATTAGCCAAACTGTCTATATATTCCGCGCGTGTGAACCAGTCCCCATCATCTATCGCGTAGTTCATCGCCGCCCCGGTATCCTTATCGACACGGGAAGCATCTTCCGTAAGATACATTTCCCAATCCTCCTGCTTATAAGGCTCTCCGTCCGCATCGCGGATAAATTCCCGTGCCGATTTTTTGGCGATTTCAAGCAACTCGGATTCGTGCAGGAGGCGGTTTTCCGCTTCCCAATCGTCCCAAGCCTGCCGCATATCCTCCCGCGCGTAATATCCGCCCATCCCCCAATCGGGGCTGCTGTAAGCCGCCGTGCCGTAATATTTCATCGCCGTCATCCTTTTTGTTTGAGAAAACCGCCCGCAGCATTCACTGTTTCGCCGTGCCGTTGCCCCACTTTGAAGTGCCATACTTCATCGCTTTGTGCTATCCCCGGCTTGGCAGATATAGCTTTCGGGCGGTTTTAAGGTTAGCCGTTGCCGCCGCCCGTGCGGCGGCGGGGTATCAAATCGGGCTGATGAAGCACCATGTGTCGGCGTTCAGGGCGATGCGGCAGGCATCTTGGTAGTTGCCTTCTACCGTTTGTTGGCAGGTCAGCCCGCCTATCCATTTGATGAATACCCGTTTATTTTTGCCCCTGCCTTCTTCCATAATTCGGCCTACGGTGCTTTCTTGCTCGTCATTACAGTCGTTGGACTGCATGATGTTTGCCAGATGTTTCATTTTTGTTTCCTTTCGGGGCGTTGTTTGTTTCGATGGGTGTAGTTTAGTAAAACTTAACATCTAGTCAAGTAAAATGTTTAGTGATTATTTAATAAATGCTGAACATTTTGATTATTAAAAGAATTTATTTTTGAAATTTCGCAGGCGCAAAAAAACCGCCTATTAAGGCGGCTTTGTCGGTTTTGTGTTGTTTTCAGGTTCGGCGGGGCGTAAAAAAGGCCGCCTGAATTTCAGACGGCCTGAAATTTACACTTTGTGTAAATCGGTAATTTTACAAAGTTAGGCTAATCTGACACGCGCCGGCTTTAGTTTTAATTTGGCGAAATTCCACCAAGTTAAAAACGGGGCAATCAGGCGGAGGCAAAGTTTCTGATGATTGCGTCGTCCTTGTTGCGGGCAAGCTGTATACGTTGCTCCTTCAGATCGCCCAGCACGTCAAACAATGCCTTTTGTTGTGCCTTGTCGGGATACTCCGGGGGCTCGTAGGCAAACAATATTTCGGAGCGGTCGATGTATCCGCTGCGCCGTAACCGGTTTATGCTGGCAATCCACTTATCCGACTTGTGATAGATGTCGGCAGGGTCTTTTTGTCCGAAATATATCGGCTTAATGATTTTCCGTATTTCGCCGTTTTCCGCCTTTTGCACCAAGGGGATGGAGGCGTGAAAGCCTGACGGGTCGCCGATTGTGCTTTCTTTGAAGGGGTATACCGTCTGAAGCGGCTTTAACATTGCCTGTATTTGGCGGGTAAGCTCTGCTTCGGGTTGGCTTTTAGCAAAGCTGTGGGCGACAAAATAATCAAACAGGCGGTTCAGTTCCTGCTCCCTGTCGGGGGCGAGGGTTACGCCCGGTTGGGTGGCCATAATCAGGGCTTCGCGCGGGCGGGTTAGATGGTCGAGTATGGCGCGTATCTGATCGGGCGCGGAGTGTGCCACCAGGTTTCTAATCCGCTGTAATTCTTTTTCAAAGGCATTGGTTGCCGCTTTATAGACGGATGGCTCGAAGTGGCGGAAAAAACGGCTCAATCTGCTGTAGCGATGTTCGATTTTAAAGTCGAAGTAGCCGCTTTGTGGGTGGGTTATGATGATGCCGATGTTGGCAAATTCGCGCGTTTGGACATAGGGCATAAACCGTATGACGGCAAAACGCATGGCATATTGGTTCATGAGATGCTCCAAAGTGTTCCGTTATCAATGCGGCGGACGGTTTCGTCGGTGTGGCTGCGGTTATAGGCGGCGGGCAGGTCGCGCTCTTCGTTTGCCCATGCCCACTCCGGCGGCAGATTATCACACGCTTTTCTGTAGGCTGGCAATGCGCTTTTCAGCCATAATTCCATCTCTTCCTGAAGCACCCAGTCTTCCAAAACCTGTTTAAATGCCGATGAGAAAATATGATTTTGCAGGAAGTTTTTTGGATTGAAGCCGGTGTCGAAGGCGCAGTTATGGTCGATGACGATCAGGGGATTGTCGCAATTTCTGTATAAAAGGTTAGGGTTGCCGATTGTTCTGTCTTCATTGCGGATAAACCAATCGAAGGTGGCGATTTGCCGCTGCATAACTATATCGATTTGGGGGATGTCCGCCGGCTCGAGCAACGCGTAGCCTTTTTGCGCCTGCGAGCCGAAACAGATGCCTTTGCCGATTTCCTTCATCCTTGCGGGTAATTCTTCGTACAGCTCTTCTCCGACTTCCAACAGGTCAAACGGGGCAACGGGCAAGCCCAAAGCCTGCGCCATGTTTCCACCTATCCATTCGTTTATTTGGCTCGCGCGGGTGGCGTGCAGCCCTTTGACGAAATATTCCAGACTATTCTCCGCCATACAGATGAATGGCGAGGTAATGCCTTGTTCCGCACGGTCCATTATTGTCTGTATCTGCAACATTTCTTTTCTTTATCCTATGTTTCAACACACAGGACGACACATAAAGCACCGCCCTATGTGTTGCCCTGATTCGGAAGGGGTTACGCCCCTCCCAAATAGAGTCTGATCCTGCCGCCCTAAAGGGCGGGGTTTCAACCGAAAAGGAAATACGATGAAATTTACACTTTGTGTAAATCTGTAAATCCGACTTTTTGAGATTCCTCCGGCGGAATTTGTCAATCCAGCACGCTCCACCAAAATACCCTGCCGATAACGGTCAGGCTGTCTAAAGAGGCGGTTTCGTCGGGATAGAAGCCGCTGTTGTGGCTGCGTATCAGCACGCTGTTGCCGGGCTGCCGTATCAGGTACTTCACGCGGAACATACCGTCTTGCGCGAAAGCATATATTTTGCCGTCGCGTATGGCGGTTTCGCCGGTATCTACGGCTATTGCCGCGTCTTCTGCGATTTTTTCCTCCATGCTGTCGCCGGTCAGGGTGCAGCAAAACACGTTGTCGGGATTGATGCCTTTGCGTTTGAGCGTGGATTTGCCGAACGGCAGGCGGTAGCCGTTGTAGTCGGGGATTTCATACGCGCCCGCGCCGCCTTTGAAGCAGCTCTCTTTGAGGTAGGGGACGAAAACATAATCATCGTCGGGCAGCGGGTCGTTGCTGCTCCACATCATCGGGCGGTGGATGTCTTTGGCTTCGTGGGGTAGGTCGGGGTTGATGAGGACGGGCGTTGGTTCGCTCGGAACGGAATCCAAGTACAGACTGCCCATCCCATATTCTTCTTCAAGCCGTCTGCTTACCTTTTCGCCAAAAGATGCTTTACCGCTCATCAATTGAGATAAAAGGCTTTTGTCTTTAACCGGCAAGGTTTTATTTTCAAAGAATCTTTTCAAATTATCGATACGGATTGCCTTCAGCTCGCTATTAGTCATTTTCGCGCTCCATTCAGATTGGGATTTAATTTTATTTAGTTTTTGCTAAACAAACAAATATTAAATGTTCTTGCCTATGCGTTTAATATTTGCTAAACTTGTTAAATGTTTACAATGAGACCACAGAATGACTCATTCAGAATTTATTAAAACACTGTCAGAACAGCGTGGTGCAAAAACGGAATACGCTAAAAAACTTGGCTTATCCCTGTCTTTTCTATGGCAGATAGAAAACGGGCGGGCAGTAACGCCAAAGCGTCTTTATAAAGACGTTATGTTGTTGACAAAAAATAAGGTTTCTATTTCTGAATTAATTTCGGAGTTCAGGGTTTGTCCCAAATAAAAAAGCCCGTCGGGGATGACGGGCAGCCTGTTACGCATTATTCGATTATAGAAAACGGAGCGGAAGTATGAGCGCAAGACTGATGGGAATGGCTTTTAAAACGGGTATTCCGAGGGGGCAGCGTTTTGTTTTGGTGAAGTTGTGCGACTGTGCCAACGATGAGGGTTTGTGTTATCCGTCGCAAGAAACGCTGGCGGAAGATACGGGCTTCGCGACAACCGCCGTACGGCAGCATATCAAGTGGCTGAAGGAACACAATTTCATCAAGTCCGCCCGGCGGCAGAGCGGGCGGGAAAGGAAGTCCGACATCTACCGCATCAACGTCGCCCTGCTTGAAAAATGCTATGCGGAGGCGGCAAAACGGAAGGCGGTGCGGCAGGCAAAAATGTGGGAAGAACCATCAGATTATGAACCATCAGATTATGAACCATCAGATTATGAACCATCAGATTTTGAACCATCAGATTTTGACGCTAAGAACCATCAGATTTTGAGCGATGAACCATCAGATTTTGACGGTTCGTTATATGAAGAACCGTCAGTAGAACCGTCAGTAGAACCGTCAGAATCAAATGCGCGTGCCGCGCGCGCTCCTGCCGAACCGCACCCTGCGAAACCGCAAGCCGCACCCCGGGGCGTTGCCGAACCGCCGGGGGCGAAAAAAACCGGCAGGCACGCCTTCGAGCTTTCGCTGCTTGCCGACTACGGCATCACGGGGCAGGTGGCGGCGGACTTCCTGCAAGTCCGCAAGGCGAAACGGCAGCCGCTGACGGAAACGGCGGTGAAGCTGCTTGCCGCCGATGCGGAAAAATGCGGGATGACGGCGTTGCAGGCGGTGGAGTACGCCATCGCCTGCGGCTGGGGCAGTTTCCGCGCCGAATGGCTGCAAAACAAAACTTTCGGCGGGTCTGGAAACCGCGGCGGTCTGACGCACAACCAAACCGCCGCCGTGCTGGATGCGAGAAGCTACGGCGATATGCCGACAACGGATTTTTGAGGGGGCTTGGTATGGCTTTGAATGGCGCGTTTGATTTTTTCGGGGCTTGCGGCGGTGTGCAGGTCGAGAGGCGGCAATGCGCGGAACACGGCGAATATGCGGCGAAAAGCGTTTTCCACGGCGTGTGGACGGGCTGCCCGGTCTGCCGGAAGCTGAAAGCGGCGGACGAATTGGCGGCATACGCGGAAACGCTGCGCCGCGAGGCGATGCGAGACGGGCTGGAAAAACGCATCGGGCGTTCGGGCATCGCACGGCGGTTCAAACACTGCCGGATTGAAAACTTCGCCGTCAGCGAATCGATCCCGGGGATGGCGCGGGCAAAAGCCGCCGCCGCCGAATACGCGGAAAACTTCGCCGATGTTTTGCAGACGGGGCGGAATATGATTTTTTCGGGCAGGCGGGGCACTGGGAAAAACCATCTTGCCTGCGGCATCGCCCACGAAGTCATCGCCGCCGGCAAAACCGCGCTGGTCATCACGGTGGGCGATATGCTGCGGACGGTCAAGGACAGTTTCGGCGGCGGCAGCGAGGCGGAGGCGGTCGCGATTTTCGTGAAACCCGATTTGCTGGTGCTGGACGAATTTGGCGCGGGCAACCTGTCGGAAACGGACGGGCGGATTTTGTTTTCCGTCATCAACGCCCGGTATGAGCGGCTGATGCCGATGCTGGTGCTGACCAACCTGACGGCGGAAGCCTTCCGCGAAAACACCGACGCGCGGATCAGGGACAGGCTGCGGGACGGCGGCGGCAAGCTGATTCCGTTCGACTGGGACAGCTACCGTGCGTGAAACCTGTTTCTTCTGCAAACACGCGGATTTTAAAACCCAACTGGACACGCCGATGCGCGGTTTTGCGAAATGCGCGATGGCGCGGAATGCGGAAGAAAAAGCGACCTACTACCCGAGGACGAAGCCCTGCGCGGCCGGGGCGTTTCAGACGGCATCGGAGGCGGCAATGAGAAAACGGCGGCAGGAATTTGGAGAGCCGCCCTCTGATTCAAATCCAACCGAAAGGAAATAAAAAAATGACCGACAACATCAACCCAAGCCACTACCGGCAACACGCCCACGAGTGCATCGAGTTTGCGCAATACCTCAATTTCAACTTGGGCAACGCCTTCAAGTACATCTGGCGGCATCGTGAGAAAAACGGGCGCGAGGACTTGGAAAAAGCCTTGTGGTACTTGGAACGCCAACGCAACGACGCACCGAAGTTTAAAAAACTCAAATACCGCCGCTATGACGAAATGTACAGCGATTTGAGAGACTGCGTGTTTGACGGCGATACGGAAGACGCGCTGCTTGCTGTCTTATCCGCCGCTTATTACATCCGCGACGGCGAAGACAATTTTGCGTGGGCAACCGCCTGTGTCAAATACCTGTTGAAGAAAATGCCGTCTGAAACGGAGCAGGAAGAATGAACATTCCGGAAGAAAACGAGAACATCAAGAATGACATAGAGATTAGCCTCTTGCATTCCGCCGAAGCCGACAGCGTGGAGGCAATGATGGACTTGGCGGTTTACGGGCTGGCGGCAATGGTTGCCAAACACAACAAAACGCGCGGCGAGCAGCTTGTGTTACAGACGATTGCCGGGCATATGCGCAAGCTGTTGTCCGCGCTTCCCGAAACCGAGTCCTTGGTACTGACCGGGAAGATTTACCGCCGCCTTGAAGATTTGATTTTCAAAACGTATTTGCCGGAGCAGTAGGGATGGGCGCGGATCGAGATGCGATTCCGTTCGGCGGCAACCTTGTGATTTGCTGTTCGACAGGTGGCGGCGGGGACGGGCGGTTTTCTTGTCTGATAACCGATGAGATACCGGATTTAAATCTTGTCAGAAGCGGGCAGGCGTTCCCGATGTTCGTTTATGAGTACGAAACCCCCGCCGTCATTCCCGCGAAAGCGGAAACCTGAAACCCCCGCCGCTTTCGTCATTCCCACGGAAGTGGGAATCCAGACCCCAAACGCGGCAGGAATCTGTCGGAAAAAACCGAAACCGAACGGACTAGATTCCCACTTTCGTGGGAATGACGGGGGTGTGGGAATGACGAAGAGTTGGGAGAATAACGAAGTGTTGAGGGAATGGCGAAAACGGCGGAATGACGAAAGCGGCGGAAATCCTACCCCGACCCATAAAACCAACCGAAAGGAAAAAACGCAATGGACACCCTGTTAAGAATCATCATCGCGCTGTCGTTTGCCGGAGCGGCGGCGTTGGCGGTATGGCTGCTGGTAGAAGCCGCCGACGTGGTTTTGTGCCGCCAACGCGAAGGCAAAGACGAAGACGATTTCGACGGCGGCTTCGGATACTAAACACCTAAAAACCAAAGGAAAAATCAAAATGGCGGCAACGGAAAAAATCGAAATGCGTACCTGCAAGACCTGCGGCGAAACCAAGCCGCTGGCGGAGGGGTTTTATAAAAACAGAACCGATTACGACTCCAAAGTATATTACCGGCACGACTGCAAACGCTGCTGGGACAAAGCGATGGGCGAAAGGAAAAAGACGGAAACCGTGGCGGGCGAAATGCGCACCTGCAAGACGTGCGGCGAAACCAAGCCGTTGGAGACGGGGTTTAACATCGCCAAGCGCAGGGATGGGAAAAGCTATTATTGCACGACGTGCAAAACCTGCCAAAACAAGGAAATCCGCAGAAAGCGCGCGGAAAACCGCGCGTCAGGGGAAGCCGACACTGTGTGGCCGGAATACGGGGCGATGACGGCCGCAAGGCTGCACGAACACATCCGCGCCGCACGCGCCGCCTGCCCGATATTGGGCATCGGCTTGTGGACGCAATCGGCAAGGGAATGCGCGTGATGCGCCTTATCCTGCCTTACCCAGTATCCGCCAACCGTTATTGGCGGATTTGGCGCAACAGGGCGGTCAGGAGCGCGGAGGCGGCGGCGTATAGGGAAACCGTCCGCCGTATCGCGCAAGAGGCGGGCGCGATGCCGTCTGAAGGCCCGGTGGCGGTGCGCCTGCGTCTGATTCCCAAAGCAAACAAAGACGGCAGTGCAAACAAGACGGTGATCGATTTGGACAACGCCCTAAAGGTTGCGCTGGACGCGCTTCAGGGCATTGCCTATCACAACGACAGGCAGGTCAGGCGCATTGCCGCAGAATATGGCAGCGAGCCGGCAGCGGGCGGCGGTTTGGCGGTGGAGATAGAGGGGTTGGAATGAGTAGGGACGAATTGAGACGGCTGGCATTCATCTATCGGTTTTATGACGAAATTATGAATGAGCGAAGCGCACTTAAATCAACACTGAAAAACCGCGCCAAAAGAAAAAGGAAAAAGAAATGAGCGCGATACGCAAAGCCGCCAAAGGCGAGCAATGCACGCTGAACATCGCGGGCGTGTGCAATTACAACCCTGAAACAACCGTGTTGTGCCATTTTCCGAGCGAGACGCACGGGACGGGATTGAAAAGCGACGACTTGAGCGCGGGTTTCGGGTGCAGTTGCTGCCACGACGCGATCGACGGCAGGAGCGGGTATTTGAGCCGCGAAGACAAGGAGTTTTATATGCGCCGCTCCCAATTCCGCACGATACGCCGCCTTGAAGCATTGGGGATTGTCCGCGTGAAAGGCCGTCTGAAATGAACGAGGCGAAATTCACGCTGACACCGCAAAACGCGCGGGGCGTTATGCGCCTGATTTGGGACAACCTGAACGGGTGGTTTGAAAACGGCCATCTCGAAATCACAATCCGCCCGTGCAAGTCAAAACGGAGCATCGAACAAAACAGGCGGCTATGGTTTTTGTATCGTGAAATTTCAGAAAAAGTTTTTATCGATGGGAGAAGGTTTAGTCAAGATGTATGGCATGAATTTTTAAAAAGAAAATTTATTGGATGTATTGAAATGCCTAACGGGCAATTAATGGGTATATCAACGACAAAATTATCAGTTCAGGAAATGTCTGAATATCAAGAAAAGATTATATCTTGGGCATCTATGGAGCATGGTGTTTTATGGGATTAACACAAGAGGTTTTAAAAGAATTATTAAGATATGATGACAATACGGGAAAGTTATATTGGGCGGAGCGTCCAAGAAAGTATTTCAATAGCGATTTGCATTACAAATCTTGGAATACCAGATTTTCCGGTAAGGAGGTTTTCTTATACAAAGACAGGTTGGGGTATTTGAAGTTAAAAATATTTAAGAAACAATATAATGCACATAGATTAATTTGGCTTTTTGTTTATGGGAAACACGCTTCTTCAATAGACCATATCAATAGGGATAAGACAGATAATAGAATATCTAATTTGAGAGATGTTACACATGCTGAAAATATGAAAAATAGAGGGAAGTTTAAAAATAATACTAGCGGGCATACTGGGGTTTATTTCCATAAGCCGTCTAAGAAATGGCAAGCTAGGATTATGGTTAATAGAAAAAATAAAATATTAGGTTTATTTGAACATATTGAAGATGCAGTGAAAGCGAGAGAGGCAGCATCTAAAGATTTTGGCTTTGTAGTGTAACCGCTTGCAGGCGTGGGCGGCAACAGAGTTTGGAATCATTTGGGAGTTTTGATGTATAGAACCGTTGAAGAGGCATTGCGCGAAGTCTATAAAATACGCGGCGTGAGGATGGAGCCGCTGAATAATACGGCCAAGGTGTGCGCCTGGTGCGAGAGTAAAGGCGTTACCGGCGGCGGCGGGGATTTGACACAAGCCGAAACGCACGCAAACGCGGCGATGATTATCAGCAAAATCGAGCGCGTGTTGAACCGCTACGAGTTGGCGGCGGTAGAGTGTAAATACAGCAGCGACTTGAGCGGGATTATCGACCTTACGGCGTACATCGAAGAGCAAAACAACGGCGTGAATCTGTTGCTGTGCGACGCGATTTTATCGAATCTGTTTACGGAGCAGCCGAAGAAAACTGCTATCATGGATAAATACGATATTAATAAAATGACATTATGGCGACAGTTTCAAAAAGTTCGTGTGATTTTGGCGGGTATTGAGACATCAGCTTATCTGAAACTGTATGATGAGTTTGAACAATGTGGCATAATTTCATAACCCACTTTACTACGCACAAGGATGAAAAATGAAAAAACTGATTTCCTCTATTGCTGTCGCTGCGTTTTTAACAGGTTGTGTGGCAGCTATTGAACCAAATCAACAACAGTTGGCAGCAGCAACATATCCTGAGCCGATGCCTCCTAGCCAGTTTGAAAAAGCTGTAAAAGAATGGGCGGTTGACAACCTTGTTGACCCTGATTCTATGAACATTCGCAATGTTGATACAACACCAGCGCGGAAAGGGTGGATTGCGGTTTGTACGAAAATTGACCCGTCAATGGGTAATTGTATGACGCGTATGTTTTACTTTGGCCATATCTTCAATGCGCGTATTAATGCAAAAAATCAGCATGGCGGATATACAGGTTTTAAAGACTACGCCTTTGTTGTGCGTGGCGACCAAATCAGTTACGGCGTTGAAACTGAAAAAATTTCTAATATGAAATTGTTCTAATTTGTTGACGTGATGTTACCTTTTATGTACTATTATGCTATAGTTTGGAAATAGCTATATAAACCGCCTTTATAGGGCGGTTTTTGCGTTTCCAGACGGCCTGAAATTTTGGGTCGGAGGGTTCTCCGGCCGGTTTCAGGGTTCTATGGGCGTTTGCCGTTTGAAGGTGTTCGGCAAAGGCTGTCGGGGCGTGGTTTCACGTTGAGGGGAGAGGATTGCGGACGCTCCCAATCGCCGGAGGGTCGCGCCTCAGTTTCCTAGTGTTGTGGTTCTAGCCCCGCGCCTGATTGGTGCGGTTTTTTTTTCGGAGGCCCGATATGGCAAAAGCAAAACGCCCCATCGGGCGTCCGACAACATATAACCAAAAAACGGCAGATCAAATCTGCGAACTGATCGCCCGAGGTATGAGCTTACGGGCGATTTGCACATCTGCCGATATGCCGGCGGGCGGAACGGTGCACCGCTGGTTGGCGGAGCATCAGGATTTTCAGGAGCAGTACGCGCGTGCGCGCGAAGAGCAGGCGGACGGCTTCGCCGACGAGATTATCGATATTGCCGATTCCGTCGCCCCTGAAACAGGTGAAGTGGCGAAAGCCAAGCTGCAAATCGATGCCCGCAAGTGGAAGGCCGCCAAGCTCGCACCGAAGAAGTACGGCGAGAAGCTGGAACTGGATGCCGATATGCGCGTGAAGGTAGAGACGCGGTCGCTGGAAGATATTTTCAAATAAACCTATGGCCAATCCGTATTTCAAGCCGCTTATCCGCAAGGCGCGTTACAAGGTGCTGTACGGCGGGCGCGGCAGCGGCAAATCGTATTTCTTGGCGGAATTGGAGGTGGAAGTGTCGCGCCGCATCGGTACGGTCATCCTGTGCGCCCGTGAGTTTCAAGGCTCGCTGGATGATTCGGTCTATCAGCTGTTGATTGAGACCATCGAACGCTTGGGTTATGCGGATGAGTTCGACATTCTGAAATCCACCATCACCCATAAAGGCACGGGCGCGAAGTTCGTGTTTTACGGCATCAAGAACAACGTAACCAAAATCAAATCGATTCAGGGTGTCGGCGTGTGCTGGGTGGAAGAAGCCGAAGCGGTAACGAAGAACTCTTGGGATGTGCTGATACCGTCCATCCGCGGCGACAAGAACGCGGAAATATGGGTGAGTTTCAACCCGAAAAACATTTTGGACGATACCTATCGGCGGTTTATCGTCCATCCGCCCAAAGACAGCATCGTCTTAAAGGCGAATTACGACATCAATCCGCATTTTGCCGACACGCCGCTACTGGCCGATATGCTCGAGTGCAAAGAGCGGGACGAAGATCTTTACCGCCATATTTGGCTGGGCGAGCCGGTGGCCGACAGCGAACTGGCGATTATCAAACCAAGCTGGATTGAAGCCGCCATTGATGCGCACGAGAAACTGGGCTTCTCAGCCGCAGGCCGGCGCATCCTCGGGTTTGACGTGGCTGATGAGGGCGATGATGCCAACGCCACCGTATTGCGGCACGGTTCGGTCGTCACCGATATGCGGCAATGGCGCGGGCAGGATGTGATTTATTCCGCCGACAAGGTGTACCTGTACGCCCAAGAGCAGGACATCGACCGCATCGTGTACGACAACATCGGCGTGGGTGCGGGTGTGAAGGCGCAGTTCCGGCGCAAGAGAGGCAAGGTGCAGACGCTTGGCTTCAATGCGGGCGGCGCGGTGTACAAGCCCGATGCCAAATACACCGACGACAAGAAAAACCGCGATATGTTCGCCAACATCAAGGCGCAGGCTTGGTGGATGGTGCGCGACCGCTTCTACAAGACGTGGCGCGCCGTGCATCACGGGGACAGTTACCCCGAAGACCAACTTGTCAGCCTTTCAAGCAGCCTGCACGAATTGGAATACCTGACTGCCGAATTGAGCCGCCCGCAAGTGGATTACGACCAAAACGGGCGCGTAAAGGCGGAGAGCAAGAAAGACATGAAAAAGCGCGGCATTCCCAGTCCTAACCGCGCCGACGCGCTGGTTATGGCCTTCGCCCCCGTGCAGGGCGGGCTGAACATCAACCCCAAGATATTGAGCGGACTATGAGCAAAAAGAAAAAACACACAGACAAAGCCATGCGCCGCGCCCTGCAAAGGCTGCCTGAAAAGCAGCCTGCATCATACAGCTTGGATTTCCCGGCACTGCCGGACGGCGTGAAGCCGAACGGCATAGCGATGGACGGCAGCCCCTTGGGAAACTTCGGGGCCGATTGTTTTTTCGGCACCGGCTTTATCGGCTATCCGCGCTTGGCCGAGTTGGCGCAAATTTCCGAATACCGCAGCGTGAGCGAAACCACCGCCAACGAAATGACCCGCCAATGGATAGAAATCAAATCCGCAGGCGAAGAAGACAACAGCGAGGCCATCAAACAGATTGAGGAATGCTGCGAGCGGCTGAACGTGCGCGACGTGTTCCGCAAGGCTGTCGAAACAGACGGCCTGTTCGGGCGCGGCCAGATACTGGTGCAAATCAAAGGCCACGACGGCAAACTCGCCAATCCGCTGCTTTTGACCGAAAAAACCATTGCCAAGGGCAGCCTGAAAGCCTTGGTGAACATCGAGCCGATGTGGACGACCCCCGCGCCGTACAACGCCGTCGACCCGACCCTGCCCGACTTCTACAAGCCGAAGGCGTGGTATGTGATGGCGCAGGAAATCCACGCCAGCCGGCTGTTTACCCTGATTGCCCGCCCCGTGCCGGATATGCTCAAGCCCGCCTACAACTTCGGCGGCGTGAGTATGACGCAGCTTATGATGCCCTATGTGGAACGCTGGCTGCGTACCGTGGATTCCGTCAGCGACCTGCTGCACAGCTTCTCCCTGTCCGGCATCAAAACCGACATGAGCGCGATATTGGGCGGCAGCGACGACGGCGACACCAACATCATACTGCGTGCCGAACTGTACAACCGTTTGCGCGACAACCGCGGACTGATGCTGTTGAGCAAAGACGAAGAAGAGTTTTTCCAGTTCAACACCCCGCTGTCCGGCTTGGACGCGCTGCTTGCCCAATCCCAAGAGCAAATGGCCGCGCCCAGCCATACGCCGCTGGTGAAGCTGCTCGGCATCACGCCAAGCGGCCTGAATGCCAGCACGGAGGGCGAGATTGCCGTTTACTACGACCACATCCGCGCCATGCAGGAAAACCTGCTGCGCGACCCGCTGGACAAGCTGCTCAAACTGGTGCAACTGCACCTGTTCGGTAAAGTGAACGACAACATCACGTTCGACTTTGTGCCCTTGCGGCAGATGAGCGAAACCGAGCTTTCCACCATCCGCAAATCCGACACCGACCGCGATGTTGCCTACATTCAGGCGGGCGTGGTATCGGCGGAGGAAGTACGCGGACGGCTGGCGGGCGAACCGGGCAGCGGCTACAACGGCATCGACGTGGAAGATGTGCCCGAAATGCCCGATGACGGCTTTTCAGACGGCATGAACGACGGCGAGGGGGAAGAAGTCGGAGGACAAGCCGACCCAAAGCCTGAACCCGCCCAAGATGCGCAATGGGACGAATCCAAGCATCCGCGTGCGGATAACGGGCGGTTTGGGGCGGGAAGCGGGCAGCCTGAAAGACAAGACGGTCAACTCCAAGCAGAGATACCCGAAATTAAGGGTAGCGAACTGGGCTTGTGGTCAAGCATGAAGGAGCTGCGAAATAAGGCCAAAGATTATGCCAAAAGGTTTGTAGGCAAAAAGTTTGTCAATCGCAGTACTGGCAATGAAATTGAAGTTCCGATGAGTGGAGTGAAACACACTTTGGCAGGGGCGGCGGATAGTTTGATTAAAACCATCCCCGCCATCCCGAAAATCATCCAAAGCTCACGGCTGGTTGCTACCAAAGAGGACAAGCACAACGACCAGAATATCATTGCTGTAGAAATCTATCAGGCAAAAGTACGAGTTGAGAGTTTGGATAAAGAAGTCGTGATGACAGTGAAACATTGCAGAGACGGTAGGCGGTATTACGACCACGGCTACCTGAAAGAGTGATGAGCATGAAAATAGCGGCATTTGCTTCAGGCCAGCACCTTAGCGCGTTCATATTACGCCACCTCTTTGCCTGTACAAATACCGCATAGACATTCTAGTATTGAATCTAAAAAAACGCAACAGAAAAAAGGCAACGTTTAATCTACGGTATATCGCCGATTGCTAAGACCGGGTTATTGAACCGCCGTTGCCTTGTGGAGCGGCATTTGCTTCAGACCAGCACCTTCGCGCGTTCAAATGCGATCGACCTCTTAGTCAGAAAATTTAGCAATACCGCTTATCTGCATAATAAACCTGCCCACTATGAAAATCAAGGCAGACGAGATACGCAAAAAGAAATAGCCGTTAACCTACTCCAGTGCTTGACTCCCAACCTCAATAAGGTCTGCGCCTGCTGAACGTCCGAAACGTGCTGAAGCCTGATTAACGGCTTGGTTTCATTGTATGCCAACCATCCGCCGAAAGCAAACGAAAGCCCGTGAAGCGGCGAACTTCACGGGCTTTCTGTATTTAACCTTAGCGTATTAAGGAAAAATCATATGGAAATAATAACCTGTATTGCCGCTGCTGTCAAAGCGGCAGGAGAAAAAGTCATGTTGGAACTTGTCCGCAATGCGTGGATTAAATTTGCCCTCGGCTTCGTCTTGCTCTGCTACGGCATTTCCCTAATCAAATGGTGGTGATATGCAGCCTGAAATCCTGCTCGCCCCCATCCGCCCCAACCTCGGCGTGGAGGCCGCCTACCGCAAAAGCCTGAAAAAGCTGCTGCGTGAAATGCGTACCGACGTGCAGGACCTGCTTGAACGGCACTACCCGAAAGGCATCGCCCAAGACGGCTTGTTCGACGGTTTGCAGGCTGCTTTGTCCGCCCTGTTGCGTTATTGGGCGGCACGGTTGGACAAACTCGCCCCGCAAATCGCCGAAATCTTCGCCAATCAAAGCGCGAACCATACAGAGAGGGCCTTTCAGACGGCATTGCGGGAGGCGGGCTTTACCGTCCGTTTCCGTGCTACAGCGCGGCAGCAAACCGCCCTGCAGGCCGTATTGGGCGGCAACGTTTCGCTTATCCGCTCCATCGGCCGGCAATACCTGGACTGCGTGGAAGAAAGCGTATGGCGCAGTGTGAATGCAGGTTACGATATGGCGCAACTGACCCGCGAACTGCGCAAGGATTACGGCATCAGCGAACGCCGCGCCGCCTTTATCGCGCGAGACCAGACCAACAAAGCCAAGGCGGCCATCGAAAAGGCGCGGCGGCAGGAATTGGGCATCACGGAAGCCATATGGATGCACTCCCACGCAGGCAAAGAACCGCGCCCGAGCCATGTTGCCGCCAACGGCAAACGGTTCGACGTGGACAAAGGTATGTATCTGGACGGCAAATGGGTACAGCCAGGGGAGGAAATCAACTGTTTTCCCGGTGATTCAGTAATCCAACATTTTGATGGAGTGAAACAACTTTGGCGTAGATTTTATTGCGGCAAATTGACCAAACTCATTACGCAGTCTGGTGAAATTATCAAAGCGACTCCTAATCACCCAATACTTACCAATCGGGGATGGGTTGCTATTAAGGATATTCACATTGGAGATTATGTAGTCAAAGTTGGCAGTAAGGTCTTCAATGGTTTTGAAGACGATATAGAGCGAAATAATCCCACTTTCGCGCAATTGTTTGATGCGGCCGCGTTTCTTATCGGAAGTAGCATTGGTAGCGGAGCCGCATTTAAGTTCCACGGCGACATTTCCTATGGCGAAGTCGATATTATAAACATCGAACGGTTTTTGCCATACGAAATCAACCCCGCTTTGCTCGAGAAGGTCTTTAAACTCTTTCTCGCCGATGCCAGTCATATTCTCGTAGGGCTGGAACAAAATTCCGTTAGCCCGTTTGCGTCTGCCATCGACATTTTGTTTGCGCCCGCGCAAAGCAATATTCGCAGCTTTGGCGCGTTGCTTGCGTTGCTCAGAGGTCATTTTCCTCATGCTGACGATATTTGCCTCCGATTGTCCTCTTATATGCACTCCGCCATTGAGAAGGCGGTTGCGAATAGCCCCTCTAGAGATATTGAAGCGCTTAGAAAGCTCAAATTCGCTAATACCGGATTCATACAGAGAAATGAGCAAATCATTGGAGAGGTCGTGGCGATAATTGGGAGGTTGTCTTCCTGTTTTCGGGATATCCAATCCCCTTCTGCGGATATGCTTGGACAAAGCGTCCTTGCTCACACCAACTTGCACGGCGGCGTCCTTGAGCATCATGCCATCGGTGAATATCAATTTGATGGCGTGGTCAATAAGAGCATCTGCGATTTTTCTGGGCATGTTTATAACCTTGAAAACAAAAAGAATTGGTATAGCAATTATACCATAATTTCACACAACTGCCGCTGCACCAGCCGCAGCGTGATTAAAGGATTTAATGCTTGAATACGCAACAGAGAGCCATTTTGAGCAAAGCCCGCCGATTGTTGGCGATGGATGCGGAATGGGACGAATCCAAACATCCCCGCGCCGAAAACGGGCAGTTCGGACAGAAAGGCAGCCTGAAAGACGGGAAAGTGAATTTCCCAGAATTGTCGGGCAGCGAGATTGCCGGGCTGGCAAAAGTGCCGCCGGCGGTTACGCCGGATATGGGGCAGGGCGCAAGGAAAAAAGCTGTTGCCAAATGGATTGCCACACACTTGCAAGGAAAATCGGTGCGGTCATCGGATGGCAAACTGATTCAGTTCAACCGTGAAGACAGCGTAGAGCACTTGGCCTTTAATGCGCGGCGTCAGAATCTGATTGCCCAGTGCATTCCGTATATTGCCGACGTATTCAGTCATGGCGAAGCCATTGGGCGCAGCGAGCCGAATCACGATCGTAAAGACAAAAGTATTATTGCTTTTCATGTTTACCGGAAACAGATTGAATTAGCTAACGGATACAAAGTGCATTTGGAAGTTCATGCGGCAGAACGCCAAGAAGGTGTTTTCGAGTTTGCTGCTTACAACATAAAAAAGGCAAGCCCCCAGACCAAAGACAGCACCGCGAACGATGCCCGGACAATGGGATTTGGCTTGCCTTGTGCTGCGCATCATACCCCTGCCGCCGATTCTGTACAACTGTTCCGCATCCTCAAAATCACAGACAAGAAAGGCAACGATGTGAGCAAAACCTACGACGAAACCATACCGGCACAACAAATCCTCAACCGCGCCCGCGCCCTGCTGGCGATGGACAGTCGCTGGATTACTGTTAAACCGAACGGCGCGGAAAACAAAGGCTCGCCCGTCAAAATCGACGAATCAGGCCGGATTGAGGCAGGCATGGGCGGAAAGTTTAACGGCGAGAAAATCAACGAAGTACGGAAAAGTTTTGTTGGTGCGAAAAAAGAGGTAGGTGCGGCATCACAAGGAAAGACAAAAACACCTGCCGCCCAAGCCAAAGCGACAGCAATCTCTTATGTTCAAGAGAATAAGAAGAGGTTTCAGCATGGGGGCTTGGATTTTCGCAATATGGATGAAAAAACAGCGGGGGAATTTGGGAAAAATTTAGAAGGTTTGCGGAAGTATGAAGGCGAGTTTAAACGTATTTCTGATCACTTAACCAGTGTGCATAACGGCTACCAGCCAAACTCTTTTGATTTTCGCGGGGTAATGAAAGCCGAAGACTTAAGCAAATACGTTTTAGCAGGTATTTTGAAAGAAGACCCCAGTAGCAAAAGCGGCTGGGGTTATTTCTTTACAGATGAAGGAGCAGCACTTAGCAGCCAAATTATCCGGCGCAAAGTTGCTTCAAGACCTGCAACAACTGCAAAAGACCGCCTTTCCCTCGCCCAAGACCGCTCCCTGCGCTCCTACGACCAAGACGGCAGGCTGCACGTTGAAAGCTCCAACATCAGCAAGGCAACGGTAAATCCCTACTACGGCGGCGAAATCCCCAATTACCGACAACTGGGGCTTGAGCCGAAAAAGGTTTACTACCTGCTGCGAGACCCCGAAGAGTTGGAAAAGGCTGCGCCGACGTTCAACAACCTGCCGCTGTTGAACAAGCACATTCCGGTATCGGCGGACGAGCCGCAGAAAGAAGTGATTGCGGGCACGACCGGCAGCGATACCGTGTTTGAAGACGGCTACCTGAAATGTTCGCTTGCCGTGTGGGACGCGGAGGCGATTGCCGGCATCGAGAGCGGCGAGCAGGTGGAGTTGTCCAGCGCGTACCGGTACACCGCCGATATGACCGCAGGCGAATTTGAAGGCAGGCATTACGACGGCGTGATGCGCGATATTGTCGGAAACCATGTAGCCCTTGTCGATGTGGGTCGGGCAGGGCGTGATGTTGTCGTAAGCGATGCAGACCCATTCAACAAGAAGGAAAACACCATGAAACTGAAAGCAGGCGCGAAAGCGCGTATTCAGGCAGCCGTTCAGCCCCTGTTGGCGCAGGATGCCGAATTGAGTCCCGACGAACTGTTGCAGGTTATCGGCTCGCTCAACAACGAAGTGCAGACGGCACAAGACGACGGCGGAGAGTTGCCGCCCGAAAACGTCGAGAATGTCGGCACGGACGGAGACGATTCGGACGACGGCGAAAACAACACCGCCCCCGCCGAAGACGAAGAGCCGGAAAAAACCGCCGAAGACGAAGCGCCGGAAGCACCCGAAGGCGGCGCGCCCAAACCCGCGCAAGATGCCGCCATTTCCAAAATGGCGATGGATGCGGCGATTCAAAAAGCCGTGGCTGCGGAGCGCAAACGCGCACAAGCCTTGGCGGCGGCACAGCGCGAAGTGGCGCACATTGTCGGCGATGTGGCGATGGACAATGCGGCGGACGTGTACAAGTTCGCGCTGGAACAGAGCGGCATCGACGTAACCGGCGTGCATCCTTCCGCCTACCGCGCGATGGTCGGTATGTTGGGCAAACCCAAACAGCCGATGGCGCAAGATGCGGCCAAAACCGCCCAACAGTTCCCCGGTTTGTCACGAATCAGAAAGGCTTAAACTATGTCATTCCAAAAAGCAGTCCAACCTTACCAAGCCCCCGCCGTTGCGGGGGATTTTGCCGCCCACAACCCGAACGCTTCCATGCTGGCGGGCGAAGGCGCGTTCGTCAGCGGCACGGACGGCGTAACCGTCGGCGTGTTTGCCTGGGCGGATGCCGACGGCAAAGTGTCCAACAAGAAAACCGTCGGCGCACGCATCGGCTTTGTCCACCGCGAACAGCAGGCAAGCATCACTGCCTATCTGGCGGAACACGGCAACCAAATCCTGCCCGGTCAAATCATTACGTTGGCGGTAGCAGGCGACTTTTGGGCGCATTTCCCCGCCGGTGCGGAAATCGGGCAGAACGTGTTTGCCAAAGACACCGACGGCACATTGAAAGCCTCTGCCGCCGCCACTGAAACCGGCCACACCCTGACCCGCTTCAAAGCGGCTTCCAAAGCCGCAGCGGGCGAACTGGCCAAAATCACCACTTGGGAGTAATTGAATGAATACCTTACAGCAATTAGAACGCGATGCCGGCATCGTCTTTATGGGCGGCGGCAAAAAGCTGATGAACGAACAGGTGCAGGCTGCTTTGGCGATGGACGCGCAGCCCGCGCTGACCACCGCAGGCAACAGCGGCATCCCCGCTTGGATGCTGACCTATGTCGATCCGAAGCTGATTGAAGTCGCCCTGCAGCCGATGAAGGCCGCCGAAATCTTCGGCGAAGTGAAAAAAGGCGACTGGACGACCGAAACCGCTATGTTTATGCTGGTAGAACCTACCGGCGAAGTCTCCGGCTACGGCGACTACAACAACAACGGCGTGAGCGGCGCAAACGTCAATTTCCCGCAACGCCAAAGCTACCATTACCAAGTGTTCACCCGCTGGGGCGAACGCGAAGTGGCACGCGCGGGCGAAGCGAAGATCGACTATGTGAACCGCGTCAATCAGGCAAGCGTGAACGCCTTGAACCGTTTCCAGAACAAATCCTACCTGTTCGGTATCAAAGGTTTGCAGAACTACGGCATCCTCAACGACCCGAGCCTGCCTGCCGCCACCGCCGCCGACCAAACGTGGGCGGCCGCTACCGGCGAGCAGGTGTACGAATCCATCCGCAAGCTGTTCCAAAAACTGTTGCAGCAGACCGGCGGCCTGATTGATATGAACACGCCGCTCCTCTTGGTGTGCAGCCCGACGGCCAGCGTGGAACTGACCAAAACCAACCAATACAACGTCAATGTTGCCGACCAGCTGAAAAAGAACTTCCCCAACCTGCGTATCGAAACCGTGCCGGAATATTCCGCCGCATCGGGCGAGATGGTGCAGCTGATTGTGGAAGAGTTGGACGGCCAGCGCACCTTGGAATGCGGTTTCACCGAAAAACTGCGTGCGCACAATATGGTTTTGGAAGCCTCCAGCATCAAGCAGAAGAAATCGCAGGGCACATGGGGCGCGATTATCTACCGCCCGTTCTGCATTGCTTCTATGACGGTGAGCTAAGTGCAGGCTGCTTAAAGTTTCTGCGAAGCTAAAAACAAGGCTGTCTGTTTTCAGACGGCCTTTTTCATGCCCGCACCTGCGGGTTTTTTTACTTGGAGCATTTAAAATGGATAGAGCCATACAAGAATCTTATGTTAAAATCCTAAATGTACTGTTTGAAGGCGCAGTCCGCGCCCGGCCGGATCAAATTACAGAAGAAGTAGTCGGTATGGCCGATCAGATGTTCTCCGAAATCGGCGCATGCCATGAGCGTTTGAAACCGCTGGCCGTACTGGCTGACGGCATTGCCGGCAGCGTTATGGAACAGCTTCCGGACGAGCTGAAGCTGCTTTTCGGCAACGTGCCGTTTGATGAATACCTGATCAGCAAAGGCAGGGATGAAACCGCTAAGGAAATCAAACGATTGTGGTTTAATAAAGCAGTCGGGCTTAACAACGCGCTCAAAGTATTGGAGGCTTTTATTAAAAGCTGGATTAAATACAGCGCGGCAGACCGAAAATTAAGAATGTGTATTGTTACGGCACAAGCCCGCTGGCGTTCAAAAGTCGAAATCGAACTGCTGGGCTTGTAACCGCAGGGGGGCAGGTATGTATCTGCTGTTTTTTCGTTGGATATGGGAAAAAGTGGTACCGGAAAGCATCCGCAACAGCAAGCCGGTGCGGTGGGTAGCCAACCATAGAAAGCTCACTATCTGGGTAATTGTGACAGTATGGATCAACTTCTTCCCCGATACTTACGAATACGACATTATTCCTAGTCGTAGGGGATACGGCTATTGGCATGTCGATCATCCGTTGTATCCCTATGCCCGATTTCTGCTTCCCCTTATTCTCGGTGCGGCTTTTCTTTTCATTCCGCCCGATCCGCCCGAAAAGAAATAGTAACCTGCATATAAGCAGCCCGACAAGGCTGCTTCCCTTGCACCTGAAAAGGCGTGTTTCTGCCGCACTCAACTACCGCTCGCGTTTGGAGCCGGCTTTTCTCGATCTTTGATTCGTCCGGGAGGGGGTATGTCGGACAGGCTGAAACATATTTGGATGCTGTATCGCAAACCGGTGCTTTTGTATGTTGTTACCGTCATCATCTATATTTTGCTTGACGGGCCGACCACTGAGGGCAGCCGAACGCCTATGCCCCCTATGAACGCTTGGGAAAAATTCCTGTTTATGGCAGCCGGCGTCAGCGGATTTGTCTGCCGCCTGTGGATAATACTGATTGCCCTGTCCGAGCATTACAGGGACAAGAATTGGTAAACGCGTCCCTTGATCGTCATTACTTGCAAAACCTTTTAAGGCAGCCTGAAAAGGCTGCTTTTTTATTGGAGAACCCAAATGGCAAAACAAAAAACTGTAACCGTCGGCTGCAAACTGCCCAACGGTCTGATTATCGAAGTCGGCGGCCAATCCGTCGAACTGAACGGCGCGAACGCTTCAAACATTATCGGCGGCCACGGCATTACCTACAACGTAGATGCCGATTTCTTCAACGCTTGGATGGAAGCGCACCAAGACCGCGATATGGTGAAAAACGGCTTCGTTTTCGCCCACGAAAATGCCAAGGACACCAAAGCCGAAGCACGGGAAAAGACCGGCAACGAGACCAAGTTGGAAGCCGTCAAGCCCGATGACAAGGCTAACGGCGTAATCACCGCCAAGGAAGACTGACTATGCCCGCCGTCGTCTTCGATAAAGCGCGCTTTCAGACGGCCTATCCCGAAGTACGGGCCACGGATGCACAGCTTGAAATGTGGTTCGTGCAGGCCGAAAGCCTGCTGGACAACACCGGCCGCAGCATTGTGAAAAAGCCGGAAGAGCGTGAAATGCTGCTGTTCCTGCTGGTGCGCCACTTCGCCGCGCTGGCCGAACGTGCCGCGCAGGGCGGATTGGTGGGGCGCATTGCTTCGGCTTCTGAAGGCAGCGTGTCCGTGAGCGCGGATATGGGCGCGGTCGGCGGCAATGCCGCCTGGTATCTGCAAACGCTCTACGGCGCAACCTATTGGCAGCTTACTGCCAAATACCGCCGCTTCCGATATGTATCGGGAGGCTGTTATGCGCGGCGGCGATAGGTTCAGACGGCATTTGTCCGAACTGGCGGCGCGGGCGGCAACGGGCAAGGTGCGCGTCGGCATCATCGAACAGGCAAACTACGACGGCTCGGACGGCGAAAGCGTGGCGCAAGTCGCCTTTTGGAACGAATACGGCACGGCAACCGTTCCCCCGCGCCCGTTTTTCCGCAACACCATTGCCGAACACAAAGACGAATGGCCGAAGCAGGCTGCCGCGCTGCTGGAAGCCAATGGCGGCGACGTGCGGCAAACCTTGGAATTGATGGGCGACGGCGTGAAGGGGCAGATTGTGGAAACCATCCAAGCCTTCCGCGAACCGCCAAACGCCGCCGCGACCGTGAAGCAAAAAGGCTTCGACAAGCCGCTGATTGACACGGGAACGTTGTGGCGGAGTATTGATTACGAGGTTGCCGATGAATGAATACAGAGCGGAAGCATTTAAATCGCGCAAGCAAAAAACAAACCCCTGATACTTCATCATCAGGGGTTGTTTGTGTCCGGGCGGCCGCAATCCCCACCATTTATCACTCGACAGTAACCTGCCTGAGATTACGCAGCTAATGCGAAAATTTCTGCTGTCGGACGTAGTTATTGTATGCCGCCCATCAGATGAAAGCAAGCTGTGAAACACAAGGAAATACGATGAATCTTAGAGCCATTGCCAACGGCGCGGTTACATCCGTCAATCCCAACCTGCCCGCCGTGTTGAAACTCAATGACGGCTACACCACCGATGCCTCGGGAAAACGAAAATCAGGCTACAGCGAGCATCCCGTAACCGTGCAGACCCAAACCCTCAGCACGCAGGATTTGTCTTTGTTTGAAGGATTGGCGCAGCAGGGGACGCTGCTTTATGCCTATGTAACCGGACAATTCCGCGGCTTGCGGCGGCAGAGCGGCAAAGGTGCGGACAAGCTGGTATTCGCGGCCTACGGCGAAACCGAAACAACCGAATGGCTGGTGAAGCAGGTGGTGGAAAGCTGGCCGGATTGGTGCAAGGTGCTGTTATGGCGGCAACATTAGACGATATTTATACCGAAGTCCGGGCAATGCTGCTCGGGCTTTTTTCGTGCGAAGTCGTGCGCGGATACGGCAACAACGTGCCGCTGCCCAAGCCGCCGTTCGTGGTGATGAACATCCTGAACGAAACCGCCGCCGCCACGAACGAACACGCTTACGCCGTTGCGGATGAAACCGCCGCCGTTTCGCGCCAATCCGAAATACAGATGCAGCTTGACTTCTACGGCGAAGAGGCGGGGCAGATGGCGCAGAAAACCGTTTTGCTTTGGCGCGATTTCTACGCCTGCGAACGGCTGAAATCCTGCCAACCGCTGTATGCCGACCCCGCACGCTTCATGCCGCTCACCAATGAAGAGAGCGAATATGAAGAACGCTGGATGACTACCGTCCATCTGGCCTATGCGCCGCAGGCAGAACACCCGCAACAGTTTGTCAACGCTTTTGATTTAACCCTGACCCAACCGTAAAGGATATATCTATGTTCCAATCTATTCCGGCAAGTAAAATTGTCAGCGTAAACCCCGCCGTACTCAGTTCCGGCGGTTCTCCCCTGTCGATGAACGCCGTCTTTTTGAGCAAAAACGACAACCTGCCCACCGGCCGGCACACCGCCTTTCCCGATGCTTCGGCGGTCGGCGAGTTTTTCGGCTTGGCAAGCGAAGAGTTCAAAGCCGCGCAAGTGTACTTCAAAGGATTCGACAACTCGCACATCAAGCCCGGCACGCTGTATTTCTACCCCTACAACGCCGGCAAGGAAGCCGCCTGTCTGCGCGGCGCAAGCGTGAAAAGTATGAGCCTTGCCGCCTTGAAAAAACTTTCGGGCAATCTGAAAGTGAACATCGACGGCAGCGAAAAGAACGGCGAAAACATCAGCTTGGCGGCCGCCACCGGCTTTTCCGATGCCGCCGCCAAAATCGGTGCGGCCATCAATGCCGCCGTGCAGTTTGACGAGCAGTTGCAGGCGTTTGAAATCGTTTCCGCCACCCAAGGCAAGAGTTCCGAAATCGGCTTTGCCGCCGGCACGCTGGCCGAAGCCTTGAATCTGACCGAAGCCAAAGGCGCAATCATTTCCAAAGGCAGCGACGGCGACAGCGCGGAAACCGTGATGGAAGGCGTGATTCAGTCCACCTTGAATTTCGCCACCTTTACCACCGTGTTCGAGCCGGAAACGGCCGACAAGCTGGCTTTGGCGAAATGGAGCAACGCGCAGAACAACCGCTTCCTCTATGCCGCTTGGGGCAAAGAAGCCGCCGCGCTGCAAACCGGCAACACGACCTGTTTTGGCGCGCAACTGAAAGCCGCCGCCTACGACGGCACCGCCCCGATTTACGGCGGGCTGGACAAAGCCGCTTTCCTGTGCGGCGCGATTGCCTCCATCGACTTTACCGAAACGCAAGGGCGCATCACGCTGGCGTTCAAAAACCAATCCGGCTTGAGTGCGGACGTGGACAACGCCGCCGATGCCGACAACCTGAAAGAGAACGGCTACAACTACTACGGCGCGTGGGCGACCGCCAACGACCGCTTTACCTTCCTTTATCCCGGCCAGATGCCCGGCAAATGGAAATGGATTGATGCCTATGTGAACCAAATCCGCCTCAACAGCCAGTTGCAGCTTGCCCTGATGACCCTGCTCACCTCCGCCAAGGCAGTGCCGTACAACGCCGTCGGTATCGCCCTGCAACGCGCCGCCTGCCAAGACCCGATTAACGAGGCCTTGAACTTCGGCAGCATCCAGCCCGGCGTACCGTTGAGCGAACAGCAACGCGCCCTGATCAACAACGAGGCGCGCGCCGATGCCGCCGCCAAGATTGAAAGCACCGGTTACTTCCTGCTGATTCAGAACGCTTCGGCGCAGACGCGCGGCAACCGCCAGTCTATGCCGATGAAGCTGTGGTACACCGACGGCGGCAGCGTGCACAACATCAACCTCGGCTCAATCAACGTCCAGTAAACCACAAAGGCCGTCTGAAGCTTCAGACGGCCTCTTTGCAAAGGAAAACATATGCAAACCGTATCCGACCGCACCCTGACCGCCGCCAACAGCATCCTGCTGATGCGCGTGAAAGGCTTTAACGACAACTTCGTACAGATTGAAGGCTACGCCGCCGACAACGCCTTCGACTTCGGCCAGGGCAAAATCGGCGAAACCCTGATGGGCGTGGACGGACAACAGTCCGGCGGCTTCACGCCCTACGAAGTGGACTTCAACATCCAGCTCGCGCCCACCAGCAAATCGCGCGACTACTTCGACCAATTCACCAACGACATCCTGCAACGTCAGGAAACGCGTATGGTGGAATTTTCGGTTGAGGTTTCCGCCGTGAAGAAACGTTACACCGCTACGGGATTTTTAGTGGAAGTCCCGGGCGGCACGACCGCCAAGAAAACGTTGGAAGCCGTAACCTACTCGTTCCGCATCGTGGTGAAACCGGAGGAAATCTGATATGGCTCTGAAAACCCGGCAAATCACGATTGAAAACGGGCGGGATAAAGGCCGCGTGTTCCTGATTACCGAAATGTCCGCCGCGCACGCCGACAACTGGGCGATGCGCGCCCTTTTGGCATTGGCAAACAGCGGCGTGGATTTGGGCGGCATCGCCCCGCAACAGGGAATGATCGGTATGGTGGGGGCGACGCTGGGCGCATTGGGCAAAGTGAAGCCCGAAGACGCCATCCCGCTTTTGAACGAGCTTCTGGACTGCGTGCAAATCATCCCCGAAGGCGGGCAGCCGCGCCCGCTGAATATGGATTTCAACGACGTGGAAGACTTCACGACCCTGTGGCGGTTGCGGAAGGAGGTGTTCGCATTGCATACCGATTTTTTGCAACACGCCTTTGGCCCGACCTCGGCATCGGGCGGGGCGGAGGAAGCCGGCAGCAAGGCTACCTAAACCTGACCCAAACCATCGGCGCGCTGGTTTCCTCCCGCATCTGCACCCTGCACGAGTTGCAAACCGTGTACGGGCTGGAAGATGCCTTCAACCTGCTCGAAATCGTCAATACCGATGCCTTCAACAAGGCACGGCAGGCCGTCTGAAGACGGACAAGGCGGCAAAATCAGCCTGCACATCGGAAAACCAAGTGCAGGCTGATTTTTAAAGGAAAAATACTATGGCAACAGTAATTGATACCCTGTTTATGGAGTTGGGCATCGATTCGTCCAAATTCATCCGCCAAGCCGGGCAGGCAGTGTCCAAACTGGATGACATGACCGGGGCGTTCGAGAAGGCGGAAGCAAAAACCGGCAAATCCGGCAAAGGGTTGGACAAACACGCCGAAAAGGTCGGACAGAACGTCAAACAGGCCAAAAACCTGACCGAAGCGATGGGAAAGGTGGCAAAAGGCGCGGCCGCCCTTTTCGCGCTTGTTACCGGCTCGAACGCATTGGACAAGCTGATTCGGGAAACCGCCGAAGCCAACGTGCAGCTGGACAACCTGTCGCGCAATATCGGTATGGGCCGCAACAGCCTTCAAGCGTGGGGCGGTATGGCGGAAATGGCGGGCGGCAGCGCGGAAGGGATGAAAGGCAGCCTTGCCGGGTTGAGTATGGGCATTACGCGCCTGACGACTATGGGCGATACCTCCGTCGTGCCGTTCTTCAACGCTTTCGGCGTGGCATTGCTCAACGCGGACGGCAAAGCGCGCAATCTCGACAGCATTATGCTGGATTTGTCCGACCGCTTTTCCAAAATGGACAGGGTGCAGGCATACAATCTGGCCAAAAGCATGGGCTTGGACGACGGCACGATCAACACCCTGCTGCTCGGGCGTGCCGAAATGGAAAAGATGCTGGAGATGCAGCGCAACCTTTACCGTTCCGGCGAAAAAGAAATTGCCGTCAGCCGCGAACTGACCCGCTCCCGCGCCTACCTCAACCAGCAATGGGACGCGCTGAAGAATATGGTTGCCGACGCGCTCGCCCCGCACCTGTTGCGGCTGGTAAAACTGGTCAGCGGCTTTGCCGACTACCTGATGCGCAACGAAAACACGATGAAGCACGTTTTCGAAGGCTTGGCGTTTGTATTGGGCGCGGTGCTGCTTCCCGTGCTGTGGTCGGCGGTAACGGCGCTGTATGCCTTTATCGCCCCGTTCGCGCTGGCCGCCGCCGCCGTTGCCGCACTCGGTGCAGCCTTCGTGCTGCTCTATGACGACTACAAAACTTGGGCGGAAGGCGGAAAAAGCCTGTTCGACTGGGGCGCGTTCACCGGCTACATCAAAACCTCCAAAGTATCGGTGGACAGCCTTACCAAAGGCTTTACCTACCTGCTCACCGGCTATACAAGCTGGTCGGAAGCCGGGAAAGGTTTGTTTGATTGGCTGCGCCTGAAGGGGTTTATCGATGAAAACGGCGTATCCCTGCGCTCGCTGGCCAACGGGTTTAAAAGCCTTGCCCAAGACATCTGCCAATTCGTTGCCCCCGCATTGGAAGACATAGGCGAAATCTTCACCGCGCTGGGCAACAAAGACTATAACCTCGCCTGGGAAGCGGCAAAACGGCTGGCTTCCCGACCGGTGAACTTCGTGGCGGAGCAGGTGCAGAACGTCGCCGGACGGGTATCCGGCGCGGCCGATATTGCTACCTCGCACACCCCCGGCGCGGAAGGCAGCCTGCAATCACAGGTCAAAAATGCAACCGGCGCCGCAAAGCAGATGATAGGCGGTACGGCAGCCGCAGCCGTGCAGGCTTCCAAGCAAACTTTGGCAGCCGGTTACGGCGGCGGCAAGGCAGGCAGTGCTTCCGGCAAGGGCAACATCCGCAACTACAGCACCGCACGGGGCAGCTTTCAGAAAGTCGGCGGCTCGCGCGCCTGGCGCAACAACAACGAAGGCAATCTGGAATTTGGCAAATTTGCCAAAGCACACGGTGCAATCGGCACGGATGGGCGATTCGCCATCTTCCCCGATGAAGAAACGGGGCGGCGGGCGAAAGAGGCGCTGATTTTCGAGAGCAACGGCGGGAAGTACTTGGCCAATAATCCGCTGGATTACGGTAAAGGCATCGGCTACCGCGATAAAACGCTGTTGCAGACGATAGCCGCATACGCCCCGTCCGGAGAAAACAATACCCGCGCATACCGGCAGCGGGTGCTGGAAGCGGTCGGCGGGCGCAATAAGCGGATGCGCGACTATACCGCCGATGAGCGGCAAGCCATCATGCAGGCAATGCGTAAGGTCGAGGGGTGGAAGGCAGGGCAAGTCAGGCATTTGGATGACGTTGCCGCAGGCGCGCAGCGCGGGATGCAGTCTATGCGGCAGGGCGAGGCGGTACGCGCCCAAAACGTCACCAACAACAACCAACGCACCACGCAGGTTTCCATTAACGGCGGCATACACGTCCAATCGTCGGCAAGCACCATCGCCGGCACAATGGACGACGCATCCGCCGCCGCGCGTAACAGGCTGGTGCAGATTATGCCTGCGATGGTGTGAGGCCGTCTGAAAAGCGAAACCCCGTGAAGCGTGCAACTTCGCGGGGTTTCTGTATTTAATCCTTATGGGCAAGGATTAAACAATGTATGAATGATAACCGATTTAGTTTCAAATGGCTAGGAGTATTCAGAATGGACGCTGAAAACATCAGTCCGCGTGAGGCGCGGCGCAATTTTTGGCACTTCGTGGCAGGGATTTGTCTGATCATCACGGTATGGAAAATATTTACCGTGATCGAACTGCTTGTGAAATAAAGGTTTGTTATGGCTTGGAACTCAATCGGCATTCCGAATGTGCCGAATCTCCCAAGAAACACCGGCGGCGCGCTGATTAAGTTCGGCGGTGCGGCACTCGCCAACGCCGTTTTCGGCAACTATTGGGGCATCTTCGGACAAAACGGCATCCCGCTGCTGTTGTCGGACAACGTCACTTCGGTCAAACACCAAAACACGTCCAAAGTGTCCAATGCGCCTGTCGAACGCGGCTCGTTCGCCAGCTACAACAAGGTTGGCGACCCGTTTACGGTAACGGTGCAGATGAGCAAGGGCAGCGGCGGCGTGTTCGAGCGCGGCGCGTTTCTCGGCCTGTTGGATACGCTGGCCAACAGCACGGATTTGTTCTTGGTTATCACGCCGGAAGCGGTGTATCCGAATATGGCGATTACGGGCTACGACTACGCCCGCGAGGCTTCAGACGGCGCACGGCTGTTGAAGGTCAATATCCATTTGGCCGAAGTGCGGCAGGCGGAAGTGAAATATACCAAAACCAAATCCGAAGGCGCGCAGGCACAGGCAGACGGAGGCAGGGTACAGCCCAAGCCGATACAAAACAACGAATCCATCTTGTCTAAGTCGCGCGGTTCGGTCGGCGGTTGGCTTGGGAAAATAACCGATACATTCGGAAAGGGGTTCGGGCTGAAATAAAAAAGTGAAACCCCGCAGGGCGGCAACTCTGCGGGGTTTCTGTATTTAACCTTAGAATAGGTAAGGAAAAATCATAAAGTGAAGTATAAACGAAAACACAGATTAAGGGTAGGTGGGAAAATGAGCAAACACGGAGCGGACAAGGCAGGCTTGGTATTGGCATTTGGAATTTCGTTGTCGGCGGTAATTTCGGCGGTGGCACTGTTGGTTTGGGTTTTGAAATAGGCCGTCTGAAAATCGAAACCCCGTGAAGCGGGCAACTTCACGGGGTTTCTGTATTTAACCCTTTCTCAAACAAAGGATTAAAGATGTATGAATTTTAATATAAATTTTGATTCCGTCAAGGAGATGGTAATGAAGATTCCGGCGTGGCGGCTGGTGCTGATTTCGGTAACGGCCTTATTGATTGTTTTATTTATGTTTGCGGACAAAGTAGCCGTTTTGGTGAACGCGCTGAAATAGGCTGTCTGAAAATGATTTATGAAATTCCTTTAAAACCCGTCCCCGTGCAAAAGGTTTCCGCCACGCTGGGCGGGCAGGACGTAACCGTATCGCTGCTGCCGCGATTGGGTAAGCTGTATGCCTCCGTGTCGGCAGACGGTCGCGTGCTGATACGCGAACGGGTATGCCTGCACGGTATGCCGCTGGTGGGCGAGGCTTATCGCGGCTTTCGCGGCGAGCTGTATTTTATCGATACCGCAGGCAGCCTGGACCCGCAATGGCGGGAATTGGGCAGCCGCTTTATTTTGGTGTACCGCGATGGGCATTAAAGAAAAAATCCTGCGCGTCAGCATCAAGCTGGGGCAGGAAAAAGACGTATGGGATGCGAAAGGCAACGATACGCTGGTGGTCGAAGGTTTGCGTACCTCGTGCCAAATCAACTACGGCAACGGCGCGGTAATGCCGTCTGCACGCATCAAGGTGTACGGCTTGAAGCTCGACAGCATCATGAAGCTTTTGCGCGTGAAATGGAACACCGAGCAGGCAATGATGAACCTGGTGCAGGTGGAGGCAGGGGAGCAGGACAGCTTGGGCGTGGTCTATACCGGCAACATCACGTTTGCCTACCCCGATATGGGCGGCGCGCCGGATATTTGCCTGGTCATCGAGAGCCACACCGCCGTTTTATGGCAGCTCAAGCCCGCCGAAGCGATCGGCCACGAAGGCGAAACCGATGTGGCGAAGGCGGTTGAAGCCATTTGCAAACGAATGGGCAGACGCTTTGAAAACAACGGCGTAACAGCCAAAATCAGCAACCAGTATTTGGACAATACCGAATTGGGCAAAATACAGCAGATTGCCGCCGCCGCCGACATCGACGTGTACATCGACAACGAAACCGTCGCCATCGCGCCCAGGGGGAAGCCGCGTATGATAGATGTGCCTATCGTCAGCCCGGCAACGGGTTTAATCGGCTATCCGATACCCGATTTGCAGGGCGTGAAGCTGCAATGCCTGTACGACAAAGCCCTGCGCTTCGGCGGGCTGATCGAGGTTGCCGGCAGCCTGATTGAACAATGCAACGGCAGGTGGCGCGTATTCGGGCTGTCGCTGGACTTGGAAAGCCAAACGCCGGGCGGCAAATGGCTGGCCGACATCAAAGCCGCCAATGTGGAGGATACAAATGTCAAAGTCGCAACAAAATAACCGGGCGCAATACCGCCCCGAACACACACAGGGCGGCGCGGGCGAAATCGGCGCAATCGTGTCGGGCATCGTCTCGCGCATCCAAACCGTCACGCTGGTGCGGGTGGTCAAAACCAAAGCGGGCGGACTTGCCCCCGTCGGGTTGGCGGATGTGCAGCCGCTGGTTGCCCAAATCAGCGGCGACGGCACGGTTACGCCGCACGGCATCATCTACAACGTGCCGTATTTCCGTCTGCAAGGCGGGGGCAACGCCGTAATTATCGACCCCGAGCCGGGCGACATCGGTATGTGCGGCTTTTGCAGCCGCGACATCTCCGGCGTCAAGCAGAACAAAGCACCGTCCGCCCCGCAAAGCAGGCGGCGTTTCGACTATTCGGACGGCCTGTATTTCGGCGGATTCCTGAACGGCACGCCCAAGCAGTACATCCATTTCAAGGACGGCGGCATCAGGCTGTTTTCGCCCGGAGATATTGAGATGGAGGCGGCCAATATCCGCCTGAAAGCCCAAGGCGGCGTAATCAGCACCTCGCAAACCTTTCAGGCGAACACACAATCCGGGGCGCAATTCACGGGCGGCGGCGGGATTGCTGCCGACGGCGACATGACGGCGAATGGTGTCAGCCTGATGCACCACGTCCACAAAGGCGTGCAGCCCGGCGGCGGCAACACGGGGCAGCCCGCATAGGCAGCATTAGGGGTTAAAAATCATTCTGATGCGCCAAGCACGGAATCATTCTGTCTTCACGCGGAGACGTGATGTAGCTGACGAGATGGCGGTAGATTTTGCCGTTTTTCACGGTAACGGCGTAATGCGCGTTGCGGTTCAGGTTGAAGGGGATATTGGCCTGACGCTCAAACAGCTTCGGCACGGTTTCCAGATTCACGGCTTCGGCTTCGCGGTATTGCGCCCCTTTTTCCACCGCCACCCGCGCCATCAGGCTCAATACTTCGGGAAACTGTTCGGGCGGCACGTCTTTGTAGCCGACCTTGAATTTCGATTTGACCGCGCTCCACAAGGTAATCGCCAAAGCCTTCTGCTTCTCGAACGGTACGGACTGGAGCAGGATATTGTGCAGGGCTTTTACTTCCATCTGCTGTTCGTGGGTTAAACCTGACGGCAGGGCTTTTGCAGGCTTCGGTTGCAGGCCGTCTGAAACTTTGCCGTTAAGTAAAGCTTCAATTTGTTCATCACACCAAACCGCAAATTTCGGATTAAGCCAACGGGCGAAATCTACGGCAAGTTTGGGATGCAGCCATGTACCTTGTGATTTTTTGTCGTTCCCGCCTTTTTTGATGATAACTAACTGATTTTCTGCCGTTGCGCGATTTCGCGTTTCGGGATTAAACAGCCTTTTGGTCAAAGCGGTAATATATTCCTGTGTGCGTTCGTTGCGGAGATAGTTGCCGACACGTTTGTCATATTGTTCGGCAATCGCAGTGGCGTTCAGATAGCCGTTTTCTTGGAAAGAAACAGAAAATTGGTTGAAAGAGAAAGTTTGAATAGACATGATTTACTCCTGTTATGAGATTTAAAACCGCGATTTCAAGCGCGGGCGCAGGGGTGTTGAAAACATGTAACAGTCATGCCGCCAGCCTTACGGGTAGGCGCACCCCCACATAGGAGTAAATCGATTTGATACGTATAGACGTAGAAAATTCCACTCTTTCGTGTTGGATAGACGCTGTTACGGTGTTTTCAAGCACCGTGGGAAATATTATATAGAGTTATGGAAATGTGTCAAGAGAATTAGCCCAAATGGGCAGCCGCGTAGGCTGAATACACGCACCTGCTGTTTGCCGCCTGCGGTGGGCAGTTCGATGACTTGGGTCATGCTGTCGGTAAATTCGTCGGCGTTGCGGTTGTAGAGATTGACAATATCGGCTGCTGGATTTTTGTATCCCAAGGCGCTTGCAACTTGCAAGCCCCTTAGCCAAGGCTGGCCGTGGATGTCGGTAATTTGGAAATTGGTATCTTTAAAAGAAAGAGATAATGCGTTCATGATGAACTCCTGTAAGTTTAAAGGTTTTAGGAATACCCAAATTGGGCGGGGGTGTCCTAACGCACTTACAGTAGCGTCCGGGGCATTGCTGCTACCCGCACCCCCATAACTTGAAATCTGTCGCAACTAAGGAAACGGAAATGCGGCAAACAATATGATGGGAGTAGATACGAAAAATCGCGCAACAGGCGCGTTTTCTGTTGTAAGTTTGTTAGGAAACCCCATCATAAACAAAACCCCCTGCGAATGCAAGGGGTTTTATCTTTGAAACCGAGAGGAAAAACATGAACACCCTCTATCTTGACCCGCAAAGTTGGGATTTAACCCTTGATACAGCAGGCAATATCGCGCAGGCGAAAGACCCCTACGCCAAGGCGCAGGATGTGGCTTCGGCGTGCCGCCTGTTTGCGGGCGAACTGTATTACGACACCGAAAAAGGCATCCCCTATTTTGAAGAAATGCTGGGCAAAAAACAGTCGTTCGCGCTATACCGGCACCGGCTGGTGCAGGCCGCCTTGTCCGTCCCCGGCGTGCTGACGGCAGACGCGGCCGCCGAGATGCGCGACGGGCGCGTGCTTTCGGGCAGCCTGAAATTTACCGACGACACCCGGAAACAATACGAGGTAACGCTATGAGCAGTAACGTCCCGCCCGTACGGTTTACGCCGCAGGGCTTGCAGATTCCGACCGAAACCGAAGTGCTGGACGGCGTGCTGGCCGATTTCAACGATGCCTTCGGCGGCGGCCTGAACCTGAATTTGGAAACGCCGCAGGGGCAGCTTGCCTCTTCGCTGGCCGCCGTGATTGCCGACAAAAACAATGTGATTGCCGAGCTGGTCAATCAAATCCATCCGGAATACGCCGAAGGCGCGATGCAGGACGCGATTGCCCAAATCTACTTCCTGCAGCGCAAACCCGCCACCGATTCGGCAGTGGTGTGCGAGTTTGTCGGCCTGCCCGGCACGCAGATTCCGCAGGGATTCATCGTGCAGGACGCGGCGGGCAACCAATGGGCGTTGCAGCAGGAAACCGGTATCCCCGTCGGCGGAAAAGTCAGCGGCACACTCATTGCCGCCGGGCAGATTGAAGCCCCCGCCCACAGCGTGAATGTGATTTATCAGGCCTTGGTGGGGCTGGACAGGGCGGACAATCCGCACCCTGCCGTCCCCGGGCGGGCAGAAGAGAGCCGCGCCGAATTTGCCGAACGCAGGCGGCGCAGTGTCGCCATCAATGCGCACGGCACGCCGCAGGCGGTGTACGCCAACGTGTTTGCGTTGGACGGCGTGCGCGATGTGTACGTCATCGACAACCCGAAAGGCCAAAGCGTGCAGGCGGGCGCAACCGGCTACACGCTCAAGCCGCACAGCATTTATGTGGCGGCGGTGGGCGGGGATGATACGGCGGTTGCCGAAACCATATTACGCTGCGCAGGAAGCGGCTGCGACTTCAACGGCAACACCGAAATCACGGTGTACGACCACGGTTACAGCGACCCGAAGCCCGCCTATCAGGTCGCCTTTATGCGCCCTGCCGAACTGCCGGTGTATTTCCGCATCAAAATCGAACGCGGCGCGTTTCCCGGTGCGGATGCCGCCATTAAGCAGGCCGTCATTGCCGCCTTCAAAGGGCGCATCGGCGCAAACCTGTATGCCATCCGCTATGTCGCCCCCGTGGTGCAGGCCGTGCCGAACGTGCATGTGTTGGACGTGGAAATCGGTTTGTCTGCGGGCGGTATGGGCAATTCCGTGTCGGTCGGCATCGACCAAACGCCTGTCGTCCGTGCCGAAAACATCGAGGTGGTGAGCGTATGATAGACGTTAAGGAAACCGTTATCAGCCAATACGCCGACAGCTCCGTTATCTGCCGCCTGATACGCCGGTTTGACGAATGCATCGACCCGCGCGCCGACAGGCGGCGGTTTTACGATACCGTGTGGAACGTTTCTACCGCGCAGGGCTTCGGGCTGGATATTTGGGGCGCGATTGTCGGCATCGGGCGGGAAGTGATGATCGCCGCACAAGACGAATACATCGGCTTCGCGCAGGGCTTTACCCCGTTTGACAACGGCGTATGGAGCAGCGGCGAAGGCTTGGAGCGGCAATACCGCTTGGACGACGATACCTACCGCCGCGTGATTATGCTCAAAGCGATGAGCAACATCATCTATGCCACCGCCCCGCATATCAACCGCCTCTTGCGCGAGATGTTCGGCACGCGCGGACGGGCGTATTTTGTGAAAAACGGCACGATGGCGGCGCGTTATGTGTTCGAGTTTTATTTGTTGCCGGTGGAACGCGCCATCATCCGCCAGAGCGACTTGTTGCCGCGCCCCAGCGGCGTACTGCTGGATTTTTACGAACCGGAGGCGGACAAAACCTTCGGCTATATCGAAGCCAACCTGGCACCCTTCGGCGAGGGTGCTTTTTTTATGGGAGTTTAAACGATGCCGTAACCGAAATTATTATCCAAACCTTGGGCTTCAGACGGCCTGAAAAACAACATCCCCGCCGAGCGCGACGGCGGATTGGCACAAGAGGCCGCCACCTATGCCGAAGGCTTCCCGAGTATCACGATGACCCCGATTTCCGTCGGCGGCAAACCGCCCAGCGGCAAAGATATGAACGGCGTGCTCTATGAAATCAGCGCGCACACCGTCTGGCAAAACCAAGGCGGGCGTTACCGCTTCGACCAAGCCTTTTGCGACGCCGTCGGCGGCTACCCGAAGGGCGCGGTGCTCATCAACGACACGCTGGACACCGAATACATCAGCCTGGCAGATGCCAACACCCACAACCCGAACAGCGGCAATAACGCAGGAAAATGGGCGATACACGCAGGCAAAGGGCTGAAAGCCGGCACCGCGCAGGCAGGCATTGTGCAACTTTCATCCGCCACCGGCAGCGAGAGCGAAGATATGGCCGCCACGCCGAAAGCGGTTAAGGCCGCCTACGACAAGGCAGTCGAGTCCGCCGGCAAAGGCATCCCCGTCGGCGCGATTGTTGCTTTCCCGCGTTCGGTAAGCCGTCCCGAAGGCTTCCTCAAAGCCGACGGCACGACCTTTGCGCAAAACACCTTCCCCGACCTCTACCGCGCCCTGGGCAACAGCAACCGCCTGCCCGATTTGAGCCGTACCGACATCGGCATCACCGCGTGGTTTCCGTCCGACCGAATCCCGACCGGCTGGCTGGCGTTTGACGACATCCGAGAGCGCGTAACCGAAACCGCTTATCCCGAACTTTACCGCCTGCTGGTTGCCAAATACGGCAGCATCCAAAACGTCCCGCAGGCGGAAGACCGCTTTATCCGCAACGCGGGCAACAGCTTGGCAGTCGGAACGAAGCAGGGGGACGCAATCCGCAACATTACCGGCAAAATCGACAGCGGCAGCCGAAGCACCGAGCAACTCTTCGACACCGCCATCCCCGAGGGCGCGTTCGGCATCGACAAAGCCCGCAAAAACTGGACATACGACGCAGGCGACGGCGGCAACGACCGCCCGTCCGCCCTCACATTCGACGCATCCCGCGTCGTCCCCACCGCCGCCGAAAACCGCCCCAAAGCACTGGTTTTAAAACTGTGCATCAAAGCCGCCGACACCTTGGGCGAAGCCGTGTTCTGGATAAAGTCCCACGGCGAAACCGCCAACGCCGGCGCGCTGGACGCGGGCACGCTGGCGCAAGGTTTGCAAGACAAAGCCGACCGCGACCACACCCACACCGCCGCCCAAATCCAAGGGCTGGACGAAAAAATCAGCACCGCCGTTGCCGCGCAATTCACACGCCAAACCATCGGCGGCGTGGATATTGTCAGATTCCCCGACGGCACAATGATACAGACCGGCAGTTACAGGTTTGCACGAAGCGGCGGCCCCATAGAAAACGAAGTCGTCTTCCCCGTCGCCTTTGCCGACGGCAACGTCAAATGCTTCGTATCCGAACGCCATTCGGGACGCGCCAACGGCGAAAGGCAATACAACTGGCTGTTTATCCGCGCCAAAAACCACGCCTCCGCCATTATCACCAACTGGTACGAAGGCAGTTGCGACTGGATGGCCATCGGCAAAGCCGGCACGGGAAACGCCGCCGGCTCCCCCTCGACAGTCCCCGGAATCGATGAAGAAACGCTAAGGGGAATTAATGAAGACGCGCTAAATGAAATCAGAAGGTGGGCCGCCCGCGGCTTCCAATAACGCCGCCGCCGACCCCGCAATGCCGTCTGAAACCCCGTCATTCCCGCGCAGGCGGGAATCCAGCCCCCTAATGCGGCAGGAATCTGTCGGAAAAAACCGAAACCGGACGAACCTAGATTCCCGCCTGCGCGGGAATGACGAAAACAGCGGGCTGTAGGGTGGGCTTCAGCCCACCGTTCCCACCAATCCCGCCAATCCGACCGAAACCTCCGCCGCCGTCATTCCCGCGAAAGCGGGAATCCAGACCCCCGACGCGGCAGGAATCTGTCGGAAATGACCGAAACCCCGAGATTCTAGATTCCCGCCTGCGCGGGAATGACGAAGAGTTGCGGGATTGGCGAAAACGGCGGATTGGCGAAGCGGCGGGCTTCAGACGGCATCGGATGCTTCGGCGGGCTTCAGAGTGCGAAGCCTGCCCGCAGGGTACGGCATTGCCCGCCCCCCTTCGGAGTGCGAAGCCTGCCCGCAGGGTGCGGCATCGGCAACAAAAAACCGCACGGCCGAAACCGCGCGGAAAAGGACAGCCGGGCGCGACAGGCAGGCAGCGGCCGCCCCGGTTATTTCAATTGGGCGACATATTGGCGCAAAACCTCGTTGATGCGCGTCTGCCAGCCCTTGCCGCCGGCGCGGAATTTTTCGACCACATCGGCGGACAAGCGTATGGTAACGAGTTGTTTTGTAGGATATTTTTGTTTGCCCCTCGTTAATTTGCGGGGCATCAACCCTTGATTTTCCATATCGGCTTGATGCGTTAATAAGGCATTCAGTAAATTTTGCGGCATAACATCTTCAATTGGTTTGAATTTGTCTAATTCTTCATCTGTAAATTCAAGGTTGAAGCGTTCATTGTCGCTGACGATGTTGTTCATATTTTTTTACCTCTCGTTTGTTTGCTTTACGAAAGCTAATCACTCGTAAATGGGTTTTAGTCATCTTAAAACAAATAGCGTGAAGCCGATTATCCAGATAAGCAAGCGCATTCCAGCGGACTTCACCATAATCTGTGCGTTCATCTTTCCAGATTAAAGCACTGTGCCATTGAAGATATTGGGCTTGTTTGAAAGGAAGCCCTCGCTCTTCGATATTGCGTTGATTTTTATCAGGGTCAAATTCAATCTTCATTGCGATTTATGATGTATTTTGTCACTACATTATAAGCGGCAAAAAAGCAAAATGTAAATACAAAAAAGGAAACCCCAAATGACCATCTATTTCAAAAACGGCTTTTACGACGACGCCTTGGGCAGCGTCCCCGAAGGCGCGGTTGCCGTCCGCGCCGAAGAATACGCCGTCCTTTTGGCAGGACAGGCGCAGGGCGGGCAGATTGCCGCCGATTCCGACGGCCGCCCCGTTTTAACCCCGCCGCGCCCGTCCGAATACCACGAATGGGACGGCAAAGAATGGAAAATCGGCAAAGATGCCGCCGCGCGCAAAAAAGCCGCCGCCGTCGCCGCCGTATGGGAAAAAATCAAACAGAAACGCCACGAAAACCTCCGGGGCGGCGTATATGTAGAATCGGTTGATAAGTGGTTTCACAACACCGACGAAGCGCGGCAGCAATACACCTTTATGCGCACGCTCCCCCAACTGCCGCCCGATTTGATGTGGAAGACGATGGACGGCGGATTCGTCAATTTGACGCGCCCATTGCTGGACGAACTGAGCCTCAAGCTGCTGGCCGACGAACAGCAGGACTTCGCCAACGCCGAACGCCACCGCGTTTTAATGGAACAGTCGGACGACCCCGAACATTACGACTATTCAGGCGGTTGGACGGAAAACTATCGGGAGGAAGTATGACGCAAAAAACGCTGTACCTCGCCCTGTACAAGGGCAACCGCGAAGGCTGGGGCATTGCCTCGATTAAAGCCCGCATCGGCGATTGGATCACGCGCAAAATCACGCGCGGCATTTATTCCCATTGCGAAATCGCCGACCCTTGCGCCAACGGCGGCTACCTTTGCTATTCGTCCTCCATCCGCGACGGCGGCGTGCGCGTCAAAAAAATGGAACTGCCGTCTGAAAAGTGGGATTTGATACCGCTGCACGACGCAACGAGAGCCGACCTCGACCGCGTATGGCAGCGGGCACAGGGCAAGAAATACGACTGGACGGGCGCAATCGGCACGGTTTTAAAAATCCGCCAACGCCCCGACAAATGGTTTTGCTCCGAATTTTGCGCCGCCGTGATGGGCATCCCCGACGACTGGCGGTTTTCGCCGAACGACTTGGCGGCGATTGCCGGAATGGGAAGGGAGGGGGAATGACGCCGTTGGAAACATCCGATGCGTCCGGCCACGTGCTGAATATGGGCATCATCGGCCTGTCCGGCACTTTGGCGGGGATGCCGTTGGAAGCACTGGTATTGGGCGCGGTGGCAGGGGCATTGCATCACGGTTTGAAAGAACCGGGCAGCCGCAAGAACGGCATACTGGTCATCATCACCAGTATGCTGCTGGCAGGCTCTTTGTCTCCGATGATTACGGCCTATCTGACATTGAATTTGGGACTGGAGCAGGAAGTGTTCAAGGCTGCCGTGCCGATGTTAATCGGCTTGGGCTGGTCTTGGGCAACCCCGCTTTTGAACGACGGCCTGCGCCGTTTGTGGGCGGGCTGGATTGACAAATGGGGAGGCAGGGAGAGATGAAATCGGAAATGATTGCCTTGGTGCTGATGACGGCAAACGTAGCGGCGATGGCGGCGGTATTCGTTTACTCCGTCTGCTCGCTTTCCGTGAGACGTTGGACGGCCAAACAGCCCGATTACTGGATTCACAGCTTCCTGGTCGGCGGTTCGATTGCGGTTATCGGCCATTCGCTCGCCGGCGGGCGGGTGCACCATTGGACGGAGATTATGTTCAATGTGGCGGCGGCCGCCTACTTTATGCTGCGCTCGCACCGCATCCATCTGCTGGGCGGGATATTGCAGCGCAAAGGCAAAGACTGTTTGAAATAGAGAAAGGAAACGAAATGACGGAATTGGATTGGATGAAAGAAGCGCGGAAACACATCGGCTTGAAAGAAATCGTCGGGGCGAACGCGCACAATCCGACGATTGTGCAATGGCTGAAAGAAATGGGCAGCTTCCCCGGTGCGGCAAAGTCTTGGTATTTTGAGGACGAAACACCGTGGTGCGGCCTGTTTGTCGGACACTGCTTGGGCAAAGCGGGACGCGCGGTCATCAAAGACTGGTATCGCGCCAAAGCCTGGTCAATGTCGGGTTTGACGAAACTCAAAGCACCCGCCTACGGTTGCCTTGCCGTCAAATCAAGACAGGGCGGCGGACACGTGTTCTTCGTCGTGGGCAGGGATGCGAAAGGCAGAATCTTGGGACTGGGCGGCAATCAGGGCAATACGGTGTCCATCGTGCCGTTCAACCCCGCCGATATTGACGGCTACTATTGGCCGTCCAAGCTGATTGACGGGAAAGCCGTGCCGTCGTTCCCCGCCGAAGAACGCTACCGGTTGACGGACGTTGCGGCAACGGCAAAACAGGGCGCGAGTGAGGCGTAAATGCTTGGTTTTTTGCTGAAAAACTGGAAGCCGCTGCTCATTTTGTCCGCAATCGCGTTCTTCGCCGTTTCTTGGCAGCTGGACAGGGCGGCGCAATACCGGCGCGGATACGGTGCGGCGATGCGGGAGGTTTCGGAACGTTTGAAAGCCGCAGCGATTGAGGGGAACGAACACGCCCGCAAATCGTCCGCCGCGTATCAGGCGCAAAAGGCGGCGCGTGAGGAAAAGGAAAGGGTGCGCTATGTGCAAGTGCAAAAGATTGTCGAAAAGCCTGTTTACCGCAATGTCTGCCTTGATGCTGACGGCTTGCGCGAACTCAATGCCGCCATTGACGACGATTAAACCGCCCGCCGATTTGGTGCAGCCCTGCCCGAAACTGCCGCATCTCGAGGGAAACACGGGCGCGGACGTGCTGCCGTGGTCGCTGGCGGTGGTCGGAATGTACAAAGACTGCAAGGCGCGGCACGGCGCGTTGGTACGGGCGTTGGGCGCGGATTGAGTTGTCAACCGGAAGTTGGCAACCGAACCGTCAACTTTTGCTTGACGGTTGCATCGGGGGAAGTACCGACATTTCCCCCGATTTTTGACACATCGCGCGGACGCGGTAGATTTTGCCGTTTTGTTTGCACGAAGGGGCAGCGGTTGCATTTTTTGCAACAACTGACGAACAGCAATGCCGTCTGAATTTCAGACGGCCTATGTTGCGGCGGATGTTAAGCTATTAAGCTATTTGGTTTTCAGAGGCTTTTTCTTCCATTTTCGGGCTACGGCTTCAAATTCTTGAAAGGCCGTCGGTGCACTCCTGATACGGCGTATTTCAAAAATGAAGCTGCTTAGGTTGTCCCAGTCACGTAACAGCATGGAGTATTCGAAATCTTTATACATTTTCTCGTGCAGTGCTCCGCCCAATACGCCCGCACAGACAAATTCGCGCCGGTTTAAAACTGTCAGTATGGCTTCACGGTCTTTCTTCTTGTCCGGGGTATCCGATGTATAGGTGGCGAGTATGCATCCCTCTGTTTTTGCCAGCCCGTTTACTATGGTTATGGCTTCTTGAAGGGCGGCATTGTTACGTTCGGCCATAATCATGTCGATGGTGGCGCGCTTTTTGGCGTTTTCCGTATTCCTCATGATGCCGTAAGCGGCAACAAAAACGCCGATAACAGTCAATATCGGCGTTGCTATCTGTATTAGGTTGTCAGTCATTGCCGTCCCAGCCGTCTGAAAGGCGGAAATCACGGCTTTCCGAATAAATATGACCCATTGTCATCCCCTTAAGCTGATGTTGAAAATAAATCCTTGCGTCGGAATATACGGCATTGCTTGGCTATTTTCAAGATTCTGTATGCAGATAATCCTGAAAAGCCGTCTGAACTTCAGACGGCATTGTTGTCGGATATGCCTATTCCTTATCCAGCCGGCGCAGGGTTTCGGCGAGCTGTTTGAAGTCGGTTTCCCCCGCCGCCAAACCGACAATCAAGTCGTCAAGCCCTTGGTCGGCGGCAATGCTGATGCCCTGCAAATCCAGATAGGTCAGCATTGTTAAAAGCGCGGTGCGCTTGTTGCCGTCGGGAAAGGCGTGGGCTTTGGCTATGGCTTGTGCATAGAGGGCGGCGATTTCGTAGATGTCCTCAAGGTTTTCATACTGCCGCCAGTTGGCAATCCGCGACAATGCGCCGTCGAGCCGCGCCATATCCGCCCGACCTTTCAAACCCGCTTCATCCGCCAATACGGTTTGATGGATAAGCGCGACCAGTTCGCCGTCTATCATTTGTCGGCAAGCGCCTTGACGGCTTTTTGATGGGTTTTGGCAATGCGGCGGGCGGCGGCAAGCAGTACGCGTTTGCCTGCTTCGCCTTTAAGCTCGATTTTGACGGGGCGTGTATTTTGGTTTTGCATCGCTGCTCCTTGTCTGTTTGCGGGCATTTTAGCTTTTTTCCGGCAGCTTGGGAAATGCCGTCTGAACTTCAGACGGCATTATTGTTGTTACCCGAGCGTCAAACCGACGACAGGTTGCGGATTTCGGGCAGCATCGGGCTGATTTTTTCCGCGTGTTCCGCATCGGCGTGTGCGCTTAAGGCTTCGAGGGCGTTTGCAGCGGCTTTGAGGCGGCTGCGCGTTTCCGCCCAGACCGTCCACATCGTTACCGCCTGTTTGCAGCCGAGCTGCTTCAGCGGCGCGGAAACGTCTCTGCCCATTTGGATGGCCCACGCGCCGTATCTGACGGCGACGGCGAGGTCGTACAGGGCGTTGCCGCTTATGGGCAGGGCAGGTTGCGGAGCACTCAGCGGTTCGCGGTCGAGGACTTCGCCCGTCAAGCCTGTGTGCAGGGTCAGCGCGTGGGCATAGGCGACGGCTTCGGGCAGCTTCTCGGCGGGGATGTCTTCGATGGATTCGACGTTGAAGCGTTGGTGTATCATACTGTACGCGGAGGAGTAGTCTATGCCTTTGCGTCCGACAAGCGCGGCGACGGCTTGGCGCAATCCGGTACGGTCGTCGGCGGTGGTTCTTTGTCCGACTTGGTAGCCGCCTGTTTTGCGGATTTGAGGGATAACCTCTTCAAATATCCAGTCTTGGAATTTTACCGCTTCAGGTTTGTTACTTCGGAAAATCACGCGGTACAGGTTGGGTTCGTTGATGTACGTGATTTCATTCTTCCTACCCTTTGTATCGACGCTGTACATTTTATGTACACCGTCTCTTTTCATGTTGAATCTCAAGGGGTTTGCGTTTGAGATTTCGAGTATTCTTGCTACGTCTGTTAAACAGAAAAGCGGCTCATTATTCTGAAACTCAACACGTACAGATTGTTCAGCTTGAAATTGGAAAATTGAGAGAGTCATTGTGAAGTTTCCTTTGGATAATTTCGAAGTTTGCCCAAATGGGCGACCGCGAGGTTCGAAAACTCTCCAAAGCGAGCCGTGCTTATTCCCTGTTGAACAGGTATTGTATTCGCAGCCCTCGCGGCCATAGGAAACTTCAGTTGTGCTATCGAAACAAACAACCAGGCAAGGAAACTATGGACGTAAAAATATCGCAATAACGGTGCGATTCCGCTTTGAAGAGGTTTTCGACGCCTCGTGAGTGGGAATATAAAACAAACCCCCTGCGAATGCAAGGGGTTTGGTTGCTCAATAATCCAATCCTTTGATAAGTGGTTTCACCAATACAAATCTAGTGCAATTATTGCAGTTATAGCAGGTAATCAGCGGAAATATTGGGGCATTTCCCAGTTTCACGACCTTGCCATCATATTTTTTGCGGTATTGTTGTGCTGTTTCACAATATTCCATATCCGGTGTGAAGGTAATAGAGACATGTGTAATCCCTGCCTTTTTGCTTTTCTCTCGACTTACCATTTCCCCGGCACGAAAATTGGCAATCCTCATTTCTACCTGAATCGATTTAACATTAAAATCGCTAGGAATGGTTTCATCGGTTGCCAACGCCTGCTGAATATCGGCAGAAATCAGGTTGTACCGTTCAGCAGGCGGGTGTTTCCGCAAGTATTTAGCCAATCTCCCAATTTGCTTATTGGTCAGTTTCTTGGAAAGTTTTAACACTTTCTCTAACTCGTCAATTTCCAACAGCACTTTTTCTTTTGTATTCTTGGCTTTAACCGTAAAGAATGAGAACATAATATAGCGTTATTTCATGTAGTTATGGTAAATTTACACTATATCCAATCCAACAATCTCCCGCAATCATTTTAAAACTGCCAATATCTCAGGCAGCCGCCAATACGCCGCCATCAGCAGCAGTGCGTAGAACATCCGCCGCAACGCCGCATACTTCGCAAATAATTCAAACATTTTCCGCACCTCTTTGTTTATGCTATACTTCATACATTGTTTAATCCTTATCTGCTCTAAGGTTAAATACAGAACCCCGCGAAGTTGCACGCTTCACGGGGTTTCGCTTTTCAGACGGCCTGTTTCAGCGCGGTCAGAATATCTGCCAATTTCCATATCAGCGCCGTTGTCGGGGTCATCAGTATCAAACCCCATGCAAGGCGGCGGAGTGTTTTTGATTTTTCCAACAGTTCTGCCACTTTCCTTGCCTCCGTGTTTACGTTAAAATCCACTTATGATTTTCTCCTTGCCCATAAGGATTAAATACAGAACCCCGCGAAGTTGCACGCTTCACGGGGTTTCGCCTTTCAGACGGCCTCACACCATCGCCGGCATAATCTGCACCAGCCTGTTGCGGGCGGCGGCGGATGCGTCGTCCATTGTGCCGGCGATGGTGCTTGCCGACGATTGGACGTGTATGCCGCCGTTGATGGCGACCTGCATAGTGCTGTTGTTGGTAATCTGTTGCGCCTGCCGGCGGGCGGCATCGCCTTGTTGCATAGACTGCAAACCGCGCTGCGCTCCTGCGGCAACGTCATCCAAATGCCTGACTTGCCCGGCCTTCCACCCCTCGACCTTACGCATTGCCTGCATGATGGCTTGCCGCTCATCGGCGGTATAGTCGCGCATCTTCTTATTGCGCCCGCCGACCGCTGCCAGCACCCGCTGCCGGTATGCGCGGGTATTGTTTTCTCCGGACGGGGCGTATGCGGCTATCGTCTGCAACAGCGTTTTATCGCGGTAGCCGATGCCTTTACCGTAATCCAGCGGATTATTGGCCAAGTACTTCCCGCCGTTGCTCTCGAAAATCAGCGCCTCTTTCGCCCGCCGCCCCGTTTCTTCATCGGGGAAGATGGCGAATCGCCCATCCGTGCCGATTGCACCGTGTGCTTTGGCAAATTTGCCAAATTCCAGATTGCCTTCGTTGTTGTTGCGCCAGGCGCGCGAGCCGCCGACTTTCTGAAAGCTGCCCCGTGCGGTGCTGTAGTTGCGGATGTTGCCCTTGCCGGAAGCACTGCCTGCCTTGCCGCCGCCGTAACCGGCTGCCAAAGTTTGCTTGGAAGCCTGCACGCTGCATTGCCATACGCGGAGCTTCCTTGTTAATGTGGCTTCGGTAGTTGTAGCTTTCAAACAGATATACGCCGTTGACGTTCAGTTCCCGCGCCTGCTGCAATATCTGTTTCATAGCAGTGGAGAGGGGGACGATGTGCTCCCGGCGTTCTTTTTTCCGTTCCGCCGGTATAATCCACTGACCCGATTTTTCATCTATTTCGTCCCATCGTGCCAGTGCGGTTTCTTGTACGCGCGTCATAGTCAGCAGCAGCCAATAGATGGCAAGCCGTGTCGTCGGCGTGATTTTCAGGCGGTTGGTCGGATTGGCAAACCCGTTGCGCTGCTCTAAAAAATCTATCAGGAGTGGAAGCTCTGAAGGGGGTAGGGCTGCCATATGCCGGTTTTTTGGTTTTTCAAACACCTGTTTGCCGATTTGTAAAACAGGGTTGTACTCAATTAGTCCGCTGCCCACGGCATAGGAAAAAACAAGATTCAGGCTGTTTTTGGTTTTCCGCAAACTGTCGGCAATGCCACGCCGCTCCATAATGCGCAAGCATTCGACAACATCTATCGTCTTGATTTGTCTTATATCGCGGTTTCCGATAACGGGGAAAATATACCGCTCAAAATTGCGCATAACTTGGACTGTATATTTTTCAGCCATATCCTTGCGCCATTTTCCGTGCCATTCACGGGCGATTTTCTCCAAGGTGTATGCCGTCCGTACCTTTACACGTTTGATGTTTTGCCCCAACGCGAGCTTCCGCTTCTGTTCATCCCGCCATTCCCGCGCCTGCACGAGGCTGAATAGGGGATATGCGCCCAATGTCAGCGTTTGCGGTTTCCCGTTTTCGCCGTTGAAAGAAAACCGCCAAACCTTAGATCCGTTCGGCTTAACCCATAACGCCAGCCCGCCGCCATCCGCCAGCTTGTACAGCCTGTCTTTGGGTTTGGCGTTTTTTACTTGGGCGGCAGTAAGTGGGGTGATTATTTTCGGCATTTTTGTGGTACGGGGGAAAGTGGTTAAAACGTACCATAAAACATACCATAAAAAAACGGTAACGGATAGTAATCAATGGTAA